CCGGTTACATCCCTGAGTTGCGTGAACGCGGTGTGCCGATCCTGAGTTGCAACAAGGGTTATTATTGGCCGCGTCCTGTAAGTGATCCCGATGGACGCACCGAGGACTTCAGGAAAAACGCGAGTCGAGTACCGAACCAAAACAAGATGCACGATGCGGCGAAAGGCAGACGTGCGAAACAACATGCCGGGGAGTTGAGTTTGTTTGAACCAATACACGGGACACATGATGCCAAGTAATATTAACAAGGTCGTCATCGGCGATGCAGTTTTATATCATGCGAATTGCATGGACGTGTTGCCGATGTTGGATAAGGTCGATGCCGTGGTGACTGACCCGCCGTATGGGATTGGGTTTAAGTATGAAGGCTATTCTGATACTCGCGAAAATCTCATTTCACTAATATCAAAAATAATACCAGCAATAAATAAACTAACAGGCCGTTCTTATATCTTATGCGGCCCGACCCAAATTGGCTTATACCCACAACCAGAATGGGTTTGTTGCATTACATGGGATACCACTGGTTCATTCGGTAAATATGGTTATAACCAATGGACTCCTGTTTTATGCTATGGTAAAGACCTTGACGGATTTGGCAATATCAATGGAGTTACTAAGACTGACACTTTCAGAATTAGTGGCGGGGCAGGCGTTGGTTTCCAACGCAAGGAAGAAGAAAAACGACATACGTGTCCAAAACCAATTAATATGATGGAGATAGTTGTTAATCGGTTTAGTCTGCTATCGGACACCATCCTCGACCCGTTTATGGGCAGCGGCACAACGGGCGTGGCGGCGTTGAAGCTGGGTCGCAAATTTATCGGGATTGAAATTGAACGTAAATATTTTGATATAGCTGTCGAGCGCATCAGCAAGGAAGCGAAACTGATGGATGAAACACAAATGAGTGACCGTGAACAAAAACTAAACTTCATCGCCACCTACATCCGCCGCCGCCATGTCGGTTGGCGCAATGCTGTGGCGATGCGCGTCATTGCGAAGGCAGCCGGGTTGACGCCGAGCCTGTTGAAGGCTGACCGACATAACCCGAAGGCCGGTTACATCCCTGAGTTGCGTGAACGCGGTGTGCCGATCCTGAGTTGCAACAAGGGTTATTATTGGCCCCGACCCGAGAGTGATCCCGATGGACGCACCGAGGACTTCAGGAAAAACGCGAGTCGAGTACCGGGTAAAAATAAGATGCACGATGCGGCGAAAGGTAGACGTGCGAAGCAACACGCCGGGGAGTTGAGTTTGTTTGATGATTGAGATGCCTGTAAATACTAAGCCGTTATGGTTACAAGGCGATGTCCTGGAACGACTCGCGGACATCCCGGATGATTGCATACAGTGTTGTGTTACGTCGCCACCTTATTGGGGCCTTCGCGACTATCAAACGGCAACATGGAAGGGCGGCGATCCTGAGTGTGACCATAAGATAGGCCGCTTTGAAACGCCCTGTTCAGATAAACAGAAATCAAATACAGGAAGCGCAGGGCATCAGGCCTCGAGTACTTGCCCAAAATGCGGTGCTATCCGTATCGACAAACAAATCGGCCTTGAGTCCACACTAAACGATTGGATCGACAAAATAGTCGAGGTATTCCGGGAAGTCCGCCGAGTATTGAGACCTGATGGAACGCTATGGCTGAACATCGGGGATGCTTATACTGGAAGTAATAACAAATCGGTCGGGCCAATGGCTTACAAATACGCGGCCCGTGGTACGGATGAGAATGCAGATAAACAGGTCGATGGCCTCAAACCCAAAGACTGCCTTATGATGGACTACCGCCTCGCCCTTGCGTTACAGGCCGATGGTTGGTGGGTACGGTCTAAGATATGCTGGTCCAAAAATAATCCGATGCCGGAGTCGGTCGGGGATCGCCCGACTTCCAGTTACGAGTTGATATTCCTGCTCACTAAATCGGCGCGGTATTTCTATGATGCCGATGCGATCCGTGAAGGATATTCTGATGCTACGATTGAACGGTTATCACAGTCCACATTCGACACGCAGACAGGGGGGCCGAAGGATCCTAAAACTGGGAATCGTTCATGCCGAAAGGCACTTGAGAATTTAAAGACCAAACACGCCGATTCAGATTATGGTGGCGGCGGGTCCGGCTTCAAAGGACACAGCGGGTACAAGGATTCCGATGGTAATATTCTCGTGAACCCCTCAGGCCGCAACGCCCGTAACGTGTGGGTATCATCAACTGAGCTTGTCGAGATGGGCATCCGGGAACAGAATACCGACCCGCAGGACATCTGGAAGATCCCGACGCATCCGAACCCGCTCGCCCATTTCGCAACCTTCCCCCCTGAATTAGTACGCCGCTGTATCGCCGCCGGGACATCCGAAAAGGGATGCTGTAAGAAATGTGGGAAGCCGTGGGAAAGGGTGACGGAGAAAAGTGTTACGCAACATCATGGGGATAATAAAGCTGCAGATTTAGCACGAGGTCGACATGGTAAAACGTCTGTTTTTAATACGGGGGAATCGAATATTACCAAAACTCTCGGCTTCCGTCCCGGCTGCGACTGCGATGCCCGATACCCTACGACCCGCCCGTGTATTGTCTTGGATATTTTTGCCGGCATCGGTACTACCTTAGCCGTAGCCGCTCGCATGGGCCGCGCATCAATCGGTATCGAACTCAACCCGCAATACATCAAGGACGGACTCCCGGATGTGGAAGCTGCGTTCAAAGGCATCACCCGGAAGGAAGTCGAGGCGGGGCAGGAGATAATGTTTGAGTAAACGCAACATCAATAACATCTGCTTCGTTGCCGACGCCCGCGCGCGGATCGGCATGATGTGGACTCGAATCAAGCGGTACGACAAGTGGCAACGGGAGCCGAAGAAAAGGCCGTTGAGAAAGGTATGGAAAGGATGCAATGACGATGCCAGGCAAAGGTAATACTGACCCAAACATGAAAGGCGTTATGGATGATACCAGAAGGTTTCATGAGGCTTGCGATGTTGAGGACAATATAGCCATAAGAGAGGAAAGGCGAAGAAGGGAAGGCTATACATCGGTTACTTTTGATAAAGATTTCGGCATCGGGATATGTGAATATTGCGGAGTGGAATACCCGAAAAATTCTACCCGGCAGAAATATTGCAATGACAAATGCCGGGATGCTGCTTATAAAGCGGCATCCAATAAAATTCCTGTTTTTGATGAACCAATCCCGTATGATGTTTTACTTGTCAAATATAAGAATTTACAAATCGCTCATATGAAATTACAAGGGAAGTATGAGAAGTTGCTTGTGTCAATTAAGACGATATACAAAAACGAAGCGACCGTTGACAAATGCAAATAAACAAAGGAAGTGTTGATATGGAATTATGTTTTATCATTTTACTCTGGGTCTTGTGGCCTACCATCACCTACCACCTTGCGAAAAACAAAGGGTACGACACCGGCGCGGCGATACTGTGGGGGGTCGTATTCGGGCTGTTCGCGGTGATCGTTTACGCGGTGCTGGGTGTTAAGAATACCGGGGTTGAATAGGGTGTTGACATCAAAGGGGAAATCAAGTAAAATGTGATAAGTATGCATGGACAGCAGAATAAAATACGTCTCAGATACGATGCCCCGGCAACCGCTGTCCATGCTAAGTTGCCGGGGTTTTCGTTTCTATATAGGACGGGAAAGAATGTCATTATCGAAGAAGCTAAGATTTGAAGTCTTCAAACGCGACGGGTTCAAGTGTGCTTATTGCGGGAAATCACCGCCAACAGTTACATTAGAGGTCGATCACATCGAACCCGTATCTAAGGGTGGGATGGATGATATCAACAATTTGATAACTGCTTGCTTTGATTGCAACCGGGGGAAGCGGGATATCCCGTTAGACAAAGCACCGGGGCAACTATCAGAAAATCTTGAGGTTCTGCGAGAGCGCGAAGAACAAATCCAAGAATATCGAAGGCTAACCGACAAGATTGAATGGCGTATCAAAAAAGATATTCGTGCCGTGGCAAAGGTTTTTGAGGAACAATTCCCAGAGAGGGAACTCACAGAGAAATTTAGGAATACATCTATCCGGTTGTTTCTCCAGAAGTTACCACTGGATGAAGTTGTTGACGCTATGAGAAAAGCATGCGGAAAATTACACGGTGATTCCAGCAACGCGGTAAACTATTTTTGTGGTATCTGTTGGAATAAAATCAAACACCCCGATGGTGGTCATTAACATGGCACGTAACTACACAAGCATCAACCATTGCGCCCTCTCAAGCGACACTTTAGCTGAAGCTAATGACGCAACACAAGCCCTGTTTTGGAGGCTCCTATGCGTGTCCGATGACTGGGGCCGCTTCCCGAATAACCCCGCGAAGCTCAAACGAATGATGCAGGACTTCAATCATACCGAGGAACAGATAGCCGTCGCCGTCAAGCATTTCATTGACCACGGGTCAATAGCTATTTACTCGATTGACAATCAGGATATTTGCGAGTGGAATAAATGGGATGACTATCAAACGATGCGATGGAAGAACGAAGCAGGGCTTCCGAATCGGGATGGCAAGTTTGAAGCATCGACTAATCCGTTATCGGATCGCCCGTCTAAGAAGAAACATATCCTAACCAATCCTAACATATCATATCCTATACAAGCAGATGACAGTGCATCTGTATCGTCTAAAGCTAAAGATAAGGGGATACATAAGACAGGACATAAGACCGACAAATCCGCAGACGTTTTACCGGGTTGGTGTTATAAATTACTGAGAGAGTTATTCCCGGGAATGAAACAGATCAAAATTAATAAGCCCGGCGACCCACCAGATGTTCATCCTGAAGCATACAGGCAGGCTCAAGCCCTCGAACGTCTTCACCGCATCGACGGCCACCCTCAGGATGTCATCGAGTCCGTTCTCCGTTGGGCAAAGGCCGATACTGGTAACGGCGATTGGCCGGGATGGTCTGCTCAATTTCATTCGTGTGCACCGCTACGGAATAAGCGTGATGGTGTATCGAAGTTCACGAAGATGAAGGCCGGATATGATAGCCGAAAATCAGCAGGAGATGATCTTGTCATTGGCTGAAATTGTTGACATATGGGAAGCAATGAAGGCTGATTTTAAGCGAAAGTTTAATTCACCGCTTGCATCTAATAAAACTGATGAGGCCACAATTCGCGCCATGGCCGCTAAATACAGCTATGTAAAATTTAGCGCTATGTGGAATTACTACTTATCAGCCTGCTACAGCAAGGGCTTCGCTGTGTCGGTCGAGAACTTCTTAAAGCCTGAGAATTTGAATAAATACGCTGGGCAAGTTCGGCACATCGGAAGGAAGCAGAGCGATGAAATAGTTGAGTGCATCGGATACTACTGTGAAAATTGGCCGTGCATGGGTGAATCAATAATGGGGAAAGTCATCGAACAGCCATTGTGTTATGAGAATCCGTGTCCGTTATGTGGTGGCCGGTTGTTGCGGATGACGGATGCCGAACGTTACGCAATGATAATAAATCAAGGGAAGGTGCTTGCCGATGCGAAAACCGAACGGCCAAAAGGTAGTGAAGTGCCGGGACTGCGGGGTGTCGATGGTGGTGGTGAATCGGGCAACTCAACGATGCGACCGTTGTCGGAAGTTGCGTCACAGATTATACAACCGCGTATGGATGAGGAAGCACCGGGAGTTGACGGCGGCGAAGAATGCGAACTTGACCTCAGTGAAGACATCGAATTTTTCTGAGGAGGTAAATGATGAGAAAGATTAAACGATGGAGATATTACTGCGACTACTGCAAAAAGGCCGGGGGATCAGCGTACCATATCAAGAAGCACGAAAGGGGATGCACCGCAAATCCGAACCGTGTATGCGGGTACTGCGAAGCATCGGGCGATGAACAGGTCGATATCAATGTACTCACGAATGTTTTGAAGCAACACGCTGAATCATGTAACCCCGCGACAAGCGACCTCTGGATTCCAGCAATAGATAAATTACGTGAGATGACAGGTAACTGTCCCGCATGTATCTTGGCGGCGATCAGGCAATCAAAATTATTCGGTCATAACAAGGGGCAGTATGAGGAGTTTAACCTGTATAATTTTAGGGAGGAAGTCGGATTATTTTGGGCCGAAATTAACAATAACCAATTATTAGCAGAACATCATTATTGAGGAGGACTAATGACGAACCGTAAATACACTTGCCACATATGCGACGCTGACTTCGAGCACGACAGCGACGCACCGCTTGACAGGTGCCTGAAATGCGACGGGGAAGACCAAGGGCCGGGTGAAGATACTTGGCACGATGTCGAGTACGTTCACAAATGCCCATTCTGCGATGTGTGGATGGTGCGTGAATATGACGGCGAGGAAGTTTGCCCTCAATGCAATTCGTACTTCGATGATTACGAGAGCATCGCGCACACGCTGAAGTGCTTGGCATTCTACGATGCGAAGCCGCGGGCCGATAGACCAACCATCGTTTGCCTGTGTGGTTCGACTCGGTTCATGGAAGCGTTTTTCGATGAAGGCTGGCGTCTAACTTTGGAAGGCAAAATTGTTCTATCCGTTGGCGTATGTAAACATGCGGACGAAGACGGAGCACATGGAGCGGAAGCCCTCGGTCCCGATGTGGTTAAGCAACTCGATGAACTCCATCTACGCAAAATTGACCTTGCCGACGAAGTGCGAATCCTCAACGTCGGCGGTTACATCGGTGAATCCACAGGGAAGGAATTGGCGTATGCGCGTAAGCAAGGGAAGGTTATCAGGTTTCTTGAGGAGGAGAAATGACAGAGATTGAACGATTGAAGCAGCGGGTAGAGGAGTTTGGGGGTGCATTGATACCACGGGATTTAGCTGGACATATGTTTTTGATGTTGCGGTTAGATGGTTTCAAGAAAGTTATGTGGGTTGCGGCGAGTGATTCAGGGATACGGCTTTGCCTTAATGCCCTCGACGGCCTCGAAGCCAAGGCCACGGCGCGGAAGGTGATTGCTGAATTTGAGCATTACCAAGAGAAGCCGTGGATAGAAATGTTCCATTCACCAACTGATGCGCTTGAGACAGCGAAGGATGTTATGCATGAGGCGTTTGATATTGAGGAGGAGAAGTGATGGAATATCTTGGATTGATAACGCTTGGGTTTAGCGCGATGTGGTTTATCTTGGGCATGTGGGTATGTAGTGGTATCAATGACCGCGAGAACGAGAAACTCTGGCTCAAGGATGCCGATGAGTTCAGGCGGATGATGGCCGACCGCGACCATAAGCAGCGCATGGCTGAATGGATAGCGGCGCGGACTGACTGTTGTCCTGAGCCTGCCTTGCGGCATTACGATGCCACGGTATGTAATGGAACAGATTGCGCGGACTGCTGGCTCCGTGCCGCCGATGCTGCGGTGAAGGAGGCACGGGATGCTTAACATTAAGTTGAGATGCGCTAAGTGCTATGGGAATTTGAAGGTCAAAATTGACGCGACCTTTCCCGACGGTGACCGCGCTGATTTCATCATTGAGCCGTGCAAGCATTGCCTCAAGGTTGAATATAACAGGGGGCATATCGAGGGTGAGATGCACAGGGATAAGGTTATAACAGCGGCTAAGGACAAGGAGGTGGAGTGATGAGTGATGTACGCACTTGGATAACAAGTAGGATTGCTGAGTGTAGGGATTGTGGCTGGTCTCGTGAGGGTGTTGATGATTCAGTTAATAAGGCTGCATATGCTCACGCTAAAAGACATAGACATAAAGTGATATTGGAGTCCGCAAAGGTTACACATTATGATTTCAGGGAGGCCACTAATGACAGCTAACAAGGACACCGCCGCCGAATTGAAGCGGTTGAGGGAACGGGTTGAGGGTGCGGGGGCCGAGTTGACTAAGGCTCAGGATGATTATATGACGATAGAATTGGACCCGTTACCATCACATATGAGTATGCCGGGTGACGGCCCGTTCATGCATTTCAAATTGGAACATATAGCCACCGCCCATGCCCTACTGGACGGTTTGTCAATGGTTAGGGGGCCGGTTGTGGAGATTGTGCATGATAACAACGTTGAAATATCTTGTGGAAGTAAATGTCAACTTGACCCACGTACATGCGGTTATTCTGTTAAGGGCCGATTTTTACAGCACTTGCCCGGCTCCGATTGCCCGATAAACACGATGCCCCTCGCGGATGACGAGGAGTATTTTATAGGCAAGAGGAAGAAGATCAGGGAGGTTCCCGATGAACCTGAATAACTTACGCGGCCTATGCTTCCACTTCAGCGAGGTGCGCGAGGTGAAGTGTGACAAGTGTAAGGGGACAGGCATATTGCAAGAGGACTGGTATCAGGATGGTGGCGACGAATATGAAACAATGCCACGGCTTGGCAAAAAAGGTGACCAGTGCATATGCAATCGTCGTTTCCCAGAATGTGGCACCGGTCGCCGCCGGGTCAGGGTGACGGGGGCGGTGGAGGTTTGGCATGCTTTGCTTCCTGCTGAGGGGCCGGGCGGCTGCCGTAGCATTGAGTGGAGGTCTTGCGTGATTGCTGAAGATATAATGGGTGAATGGTGTAAATCCGAGAGTTTAGCTGATGTGAGCTTACGTGATGCCGTCATCACCGCGTTCCTTGCAGGCGAGTTGCCGGAGGACATTGCGAAGTATATAACCAAGGAGGAGTTATGATCCACATCCTCATAGCCCTGTTATTCCTGCTCCCCTTGCCGCAGTCCACGGAGCACAAGGTTACATACTACTGGGCGGCTGAAAACGATGGCTGGGGCAACTTGGTTGCTGATCCCGCTTGCCCGGACCCGCCTGATGAGTCGTGGGGATGGAACTGGTGCGCTGTGTCCCCTGATTTGATGTGGGATTACCCCTACGGGACTGTGTTATTTGTGTTCGGCGAAGGGTTCAAGTGCGTACATGACCGAACGGCTGGTTGGGTGCGGGATACAATTGATTTGAGGGTACCGGACCGGAAAATGGAGCGGCATTATCGGAAAGTATGGGTTGTTTGGAAGCCGCTTGAATTACTGGAGGATGAGTTAAGAATGGAAGACATTGAATATGAAATTAGGGATGGGAAATTATGGTATCAGTTCAAAGATGGTGATTGGCGGGAATACGAAGATCGCGATTGTTTGCCAAAGATGATTTTCCCTTTGGGGTCATGGGATGAGACGTTAAAGCCAATCCTACTCGATTGAGAAGGTGAGGCCACGCTTACAGAAACCATTTCACCTAAGGAATGCGTGATGCTTAATGGTTAGAATGACAGAAGACGAATATAAAAAACTCACGTCGCGGAATGTCAAGGTCAAGGTGCGTGCCGCAAAACCGACGTTGCATGAGCCGATCACCCAGCAGAAGCACGATGTGTGCGTAACTTGTGGCGGGGCATTACCGCCTGGGCGCGTGAAATATTGTTGTGATAGATGCCAGGTGGGTGCCGGCAGGGTACGCGGTCGATATGGTAAGGTCAGGAAACCGAAAGGGCTGAAGCTCAACCGATGCCGATATTGCGGGCGGTTGGCAAACAGCGCGGATATGTTAGTCGTGTTCGAGGACGATCGACAGGTGAAATGGTTCCGGTGCGTGTGTCATCCTGAAGAATCGCAGCTTTATCACACGGTCGATATGGATGGTGGCTACAGCAAGGATGAGGTAGCGAGATGACATTAACCTATGCACAAAAAGCGAAGGTGAAATAATGGGAATCGCAATAACACAAGACACGCCGCCGACCGAAAGGCAGCTTGAAATTTATAACTTCTACGTGGCATTCCGTCAGCGTCATGGTTACGCTCCGACATATCGTGAGGCTGCTGAAGTTTTTAGTGTTACCATAAAAACAATAGTCGATCATGTGCGGGCGCTTGAGAAGCGCAATTACATTAAGCGTGCGGGGATGAAGTCCCGTGCGATATCATTCCCGCGACTGGAGCTGCTCAACAAGATCGTTATCGCGGGTCGCGCTATCGATGTCGGCTTCATGGATGGGGGCAGGCATATTACGGGGGCGCGATAGATTATGAGCAAACGCGAAAAGCGCAAACATCACGGCCAGAAGTATTGCCGCATCACCGGGAAGCAGCGGTACAAGTCACGCGCATATGCTACCGAAGTGATGGATCGCATCATTGAGATGCATGGAGAAACAGGACTCGTGGTCTATGAGTGTATCTACTGCGGGGCTTTTCACATTGGGCATGAGCAGAATCGAACGTGTAATGAAGAGAGCAAGATTGAAATTTAAAACAAAGGAGGTTAGCCATGCGACACATAATTTTAATCATCGCGGTTCTGATGTTCATCGCGCTCGCGGGTTGCGAATTCCCTGATCCCGTTGGCGTAGGCCCGTATAATGGGCCAACAACTGACTGGGATTATTTACAGACGATAAAGGAGTACGGGCATCAGGGATACGATACATGGAATCCAACACCGGAAATCGCAGAGCAATATTGCTCGTTGTGCCATTATGTAAATTGATAATCTGGAGGATGAAAATGGATAAACAAGATCGCAAACGCGAACACGCACGGCTAATGGAACGTTGGGGCAAGCGGATTTATGGGCAGCGTCCGAAACGCCGTGACCGCAAAATCGTTTTCACGCCGTGGGCGATGATTATGAAAGAACGGAGACGGCGGCGGAAATACGGGATCGAGGTTGGCGGAGGTACGACAAAATGATTTGGGCAATTGTCGGTGCGATTGCATGGGGGATTGCAGGGATTGGGCTGATGAGATATCTTGCGGTGGGCGAAGAGGAGATTAGCTATGATCCAAGACGGAAGGGGCTTGATCTTCTACTGCCGCTCTTTTTATGTCTCGTGTTCTGGCCATTCATTATAGCCGTATATGGCATTTCAAAATTCGCGTACTTCATAGTAACGTATAAACGATGAGCACAACGCAGGAGATACTCGAAAAGATGAGACGCGACATGATAGATGTCGTGAAGGATCGCATCGCCGAACACGGGTTCCGGTTTATACGGAATGAGGTGGGGACGCACTCGAAACACGGGATGCAATTAGTCATAATTATTCAGCCGGGAGAAGACGATGGAAATTAAAATTCCGGCCATTGAAGTCAGCCTCTTTACTCAGGCCGATAACGTAGAGGTTAATGTAGGGTGTAATAATCATGTCGTGATTGATAAGGTATATGGCCCGACAGCATTTGACGAGATACGCATACATCCTGACCTTGAGGCATACTGCTGGATTATCGAAAGCCCAAACGAGCAGGGCGAATGGGTGGAATGTGCAAGGATACCGGCCATACTTGAGGATGAATATGAGGAGGAGAAATAATGGACTGGACAAGATTTGTATTGGCGGCGATACCTATAATTACAATATCGCTGCTTTATCGTGAGCACCGCATTGCATCGGCCAGATGCCGCATGTTGATATCTAAGTACGAGAAGGCAATGGCGGAACGGGCTTTTATAGCGACAGAAGGGATGAACGCAGCGGTCGGGTTTAGCCATGTTGACCGTGAGAATATATTCATGCGGTACCGGCGTTCTTTCCTGATGGGACATAAGAGCGAATGGAGTCTTGAGCGGTTGCTCCGTGAAGTTGAGGTCGCGACCGAGGAGGAGAAGAACGATGGGAGATGAGAAGAAGCAGGAACAGGATTGGGCACCGGAGCCGTGGCGTTGGGATGATAATGAGCGGCACTTCCTTGATGCGAACGGGCACTTTATTCATGCCCAAGGAGAGGAGACAACTCACGCGAGTGGATTACGAGGCGAAGCATGCGTCAATGCTTGCGAGGGCATACCGACTGACAAGCTGAAAGATGCGGTAATGAAATGCTCCGTATGCGGTTCTCCCAATGTAGTCTATGGTCATATTGAAGACGGAAGGACTCAGGATGAACCCCATGAAGGATATGCCCAGAAATGGTTTTGCAGGAAGTGCATGCCGCCACTTGGAGATCAGCTACCCGTCACTAATGTCTCAGCGCCCACAACAGAAACGCATGCCGAAGGATTAGCATGGTCTCCTATAAAATTGCGCAATGCCATCACGCCCGATGGCGATGGCAAACCCCTCAAGCATCCGCCGAAGCCGGTTGACGTTATCGAAGAAATGAAATGCCCGAAATGCGAAGTCAAAATGATAGACACCAGCATGTACGTCCGATGCGATGACGGGAAAGACAGATGCATCGGGAGATGCCCGGTATGCCTTAATATGTTTGTAAGCGGTAAGGTGACTGATGTATTCAGTGGTAATGATTCGGAGGAGGGGGATGAAGATGAAGATGAAAATAGGTAAAGCGAAACTCTATATCGGCGGCAAGGGATTCGATGTTGAGAATGTCGAAGTCGAAATGAATAGCGATCAGAAACCATATGGCGGTATCAGGCGGATGCGGAAATGGTATTTTATGCGGGTCGTCGTTGGGTTCGTCGCGCGTTTTTGGCCGTGGAGTTCGTACTATTATTCGGAGAATTGAGCAGGAGGAAGAGCATGACGGATAAAAAAGATTGGCAGAAAATAATCGTGATTGCGATTGCCGTGTGTTTCTTATGCTACTTATTTCTCATCCCGATGTTGCGTCAGCCGAGATTGGTTACACCTGCAGGGACTGTTCCCATAAACCCACTCGCTGCCGAACTCGATAAAGCGAACATGCTAATTGATAGCCTTGTGAGTTTCAACAATTTACTCATTAAGGAATTGGAGGAGTGCGAAGATGAAAGATTGCTTGAAGAAGATTGAGGCGCGGTGTGAAAAACTGGGGTGGGAATTTATTGACGATGCACGAAGGCATATTCAAACTTGTGGAGGTGGAAGATGATGTTTAACGATTTGATGAGGGCGTCCGATGAAGCTAAGTCGCGGGGGGTGCCTGAGCCTGGCAAAACCGAGGGATGCAAAACGAACGAATCGGGGACGGTATTTGACAGGGATCGCTTCAATAAAATATTTGGCGGCCTTATCCGTAAGGGCATTATAGTTGAATCAACGCCACCCGATAAGCCGGTTCAATTTCCGCTCAATCACGATGAGGAGATGATGAGCGAGAATACGATCCGGGGATTTAGCAGATGCGGCAGAACCACAAAACAGGTCATGGATGCGTGTTATGTGATCGCAAGAGCCATGCCGGATGATTTGGTTAAAGCATTAGAGGCAGAGGTCAAGTACCGGTCATCGTTAGCGTACCGGATCAAAACTTACTTGCCGTGGTGCAAGGAATTCTTTTTGAGTAGGTGAAATGATGAAACTGCAAATTATAGTATCTATCGCAATGGCAATAATTATAATCTATGTCGCTTGGAACATAGATGCGTGGTTAGCTCGATAGTATTTTCGATTAATTATGAGGAGGAAATGATGAGTGCAAAATTAGTTTATCGAGTTCCCATCATTGGTGGTTCATTGGGCCATGGCCTCAAGTTAGCAGTGGAGAAAAAATATCTCTCGGCTGAAGATTCGGGTTGGAGTATGATGGATCATGATGACATCCCATTCTTTGAAGGTATTGCTGCAGCCGCCACTGATGAAGAGACAATAAAGGACGCCCAGCGTGTGATTGATTTCATCAGGCAGCACGGTGCCATTAAGATGCGCTTAAGGTATTACTCCCGATAGTATTTTCGTCTAACCATATGGTTGCCCCCGTGGTCGAACGGGGGTTTCTCGTGGTATAATATCAGCTGATTCAGGGCGGTGAGTAGGGTGGCTACGACCTGTGTGTCGGAGTGGCATACGGAGAGCCGCGATACTGAAAACCGCCCGATCTTACAGGCAATATCAACCATTACCCCCGAAACTTTCGGGGGTCTCCTGTTTGACAATAGAAAAGATTCGTGGTATATCCAGATTGATGGATGAATTGATTCGGGAGATAGACGAGATCTGCGCGAAGGTCATCAATGAGGAATTATGGCCCCAGCATTTTTATTGCAAATCATCCGATATCGTAGTACCTGAAGATGATTAATGCACATTTTATAGACGATAGCCAGTTGCAATATTTATAGTTGCACGGTAGCTTGAAGACCCATGTAGGCATCTCGGATCGGTCGGTAATCTGACCCATTTGAGATGCCTATTTTTATTCCGTAACCTCCTGTCTGAATGTGCAAGCGGGGCCGGGTGGGGCCACCTGCTCGGCCCCGGAATGAAATGGAGATCAAAGTAAAAAACTAAACCATAGGAGATTGAAATGGCAACAGGAAGTCACCCAGAGGACGGCAGGGGCAAGGGCAAGGGGATTGATGGCGGCGGGAGAGGGAATGGGAATGATCAGCCTTGCGGTAGCGGGAAGGGGCCCGGTTACGGCGATGGCGGCGGAAGGGGCAGCGGACGCGGTAGGTAAACACATGCGCATTGAAGAACGATATGTCGCTGGAATGAAACCCGCTGATTATAACCCGCGTACGATCAGCGATAAGGCGATGGCGGGACTGAAAGCCAGCATCAAACGCTGGGGCATTGTCGAACCCATTATCGTGAATGAGCGTACCGGTAATATTGTCGGAGGGCATCAGCGATTGAGGGTGCTCCTGGAATTAGGGGAAGTCAAGACGGATGCCGTCATCATAGACATTGACGAATCAGAGGAACGGGCGCTCAACGTCACATTAAACAATCCGCATATCGCGGGTGAATTCTTACCCGACTTACAGAATATTCTTGAGGGGTTCAAGCTGGATATCCCGGATGCGTTTGAGGCGTTGAATCTGGATGAGTTGTATAAGCCCGATCCGAAGGACGGCAACACCGATCCGGACGCTGTTCCCGAATCAGCCCCGGCAACAGTTAAGACCGGGGAGATATGGCAACTCGGCAAGCATCGAGTAATGTGCGGGGATAGCACAAAGGCCGAGGATGTTGAGCGGTTGATGGAGGGGGAGAAGGCCGCCCTGATGAATACAGACCCACCTTATGGGATTGATTACGTCAACTTGAAAGATTCGAAGCATAAAGATATCAAAAACGATGATTTGGTAGATGGCAAAGAACTGCAAGCATTTCTTGAGTCTGCGATCCGGGTCGCTGTCCCGCATCTTAAAATCAACACCGCTTTTTATTTATGGCATCCGATGTTGACGCAAGGCACGTTTTTTGCTGCTGCTGCTGCTGCTGCTGCTGCTGACATCCTAATTCACAGGCAGATTATTTGGGTGAAGCCGAGCCTTGTGCTAACTCGTAGTGGCATGTATCACTGGAAACACGAACTATGTTTCTACGGTTGGCAGCGGGGGAATCAACCGCCTTGGTATGGGGATAAGACGCAGACCTCGGTATGGGAAGTTGGAAGGGAAGGGAAAGGCGAACACCCCACACAGAAGCCGGTCGAGCTATTCACCCGCCCGATAATGAATCATACGAAGCCAGACGAAATAATCTACGAGCCGTTTGCTGGTTCCGGTTCACAGGTGATAGCAGCGGAGCAAACCGAACGGGTATGTCGAGCAATTGAGATCGAACCGAAATACTGTGATGTCATTATCAAGCGCTGGGAAGATTTCGCCGGTCAAAAGGCGAGTAAATTGAAATGACCGCATATATAGAATATAAATTATATAAGAGTAAGTCTTAAGAGTAAGAGTAGGAATAAGATGTAAGTATTAAGAAGTAAATTATTATGATTATAGTTATATTGAACAATCAGTATGAGGTAGATAATGGGGAAAGCATGTGCATCAGGGTCTCGATACGTGGGCAAAATAATCAGGTATTGCCCCGTGTGTGACCGTAGAACAGCGGATTGTATTTGTAAGGTAACTAAGTGGCATGGTGCGACAAAAGCCAAAACCGAAGAAGGTGAAGCCGACCGTCAAGCGGAAGGCCATATCTCACAACGGCGCGAAAAACAAGTATGAGATGGAAGAGCGCCATGAGTTTGTCGAATCCCTGATAGGTTCGGGGTTACGCTATAGACAGACAGTCAGGGCCATTATAGACAAATACACTGTGTGCCGGACAACGGCTGAGAGATACATCAAGGCGGTCTATAAGAAGTGGGAAGACGAAGAAGCAGAGGATCGCCCGGTCAAAAAGCGCGAAGCAAAGGAACGAGTCCGGGAAACATTTATGAGGTCGCTGAATGATAAGCAGTACGGCCCGGCAGTCAGAGCAGTTGAGTTACTTTGCAAAATGGAGGGCGTCGATCCTGGAGAGATAGTCAAGCTGGAGCACTCAGGTGAAGTCCACGAGATACACGAGGTTGGCGCATCAACAGTTGAAGTGATCCGGCTTCTAATGAGCGACAAGAAATTGAGCAACAGGTTTTTCGAGAAGCTGAAAAAGAAACATGCAAGCAACAGCGATAAAAAGTAGCGAGACCAAGATATATATCGAGGAGTTCCGAAAGCGTTATCGCGCCGGGACTTTTGACGATGACGACCTGCATAATTTCATCTGGCTTGTTTACGGCTATGACATTCCGCGTGAATCGTTTTGCCCGGAGCACGATGCGCCGTTCGATTTCGTAGCCGATGCGTTTTTTGGTCGTTGCCCACTCGCGGCGGCGGTCGTACTCGGCAATCGCGGCGGCGGTAAAACGATAGATTGTGCATTGCTTGAAAATGCCGGGATGATACTGAGAGATGAACTTGAGATCGCCCACTATGGTTCGGTTGTTTATCAGGCCGATAAGTGCTATGAATACTTCACAGATTTTGCCCAGCTACCATCAATCGCCGATCAATTCGCATCGGTACTCAGAGGTAATGCCGAGACGGTTGATGGTTCAAGCCTCGCTATATATTCCGCGACATTGGCGGCGGTATCAGGGCCGCATCCGCATTGGGCATTTCTTGATGAGGTAGAGACCCTGGAACGCGCCGGTGTCATTGAGAAGTTCCAGGGGATGAGTCATACGAGTGGCGGCAATCATGCCCTCGATATATACACATCGACCCGTGACAAGGCGTATGGGCCGTTCCAGCGCGTTCTGCAGTGGGCGCGAGAAACAGGTATCCGCGTCTATAAATGGTGCATCTGGGACGTACTCGAAACTTGCCCGGCTACTGATAGTTGCGATAATTGTGCGAAGCTGACCCGTGATCGATGTCAGGGCCGGGCGCGTAAGACAAAGGGCTTCTACCCTATTGAGGACTTCAGGAATAAATCAGCGAAGGTTGATGACGAGACATGGGATGCTCAATTTCTTTGCAATCGCCCACAGCGAACAGGCGCGGTCTACAAGGAATTCAGCGAGGATATTCACGCATCCCGCGTACCGCTGGAAGCCGACAAGGGAAGCCCCGTCATTCTCGTTATGGACCCAGGTTGGAGGTCTGATCCAAAAGGTGAGCGCGGTTCATATGCCGTCTACGATATGCAGATGACCTCAATGGATCGCGTTATGGTATTACGCGAGAACAGATTCAGCGAACGCACGCCTTACGAAGTCGGACAGGCTATGCGGACGCGGCACAACGTGCCGTGGATATGGGGCGCGATAATATCAGACCCTGCTGATCCTGCTGCGCCGCGTGACTTCTGCCGTGGGTTCGGGCAGAATTTCCCGATAATCAGTTTTGATAAAGATGATGTGCAGATCGGGATACGTGAAGTCCATGAATATCTCAGTGTGCGAGCCGATGGTACTACCGGGTTACTAATGGATCCCAGTTGTAAGGTCGGCATATGGGAGATGCTTGCATACAGTTACCCCGATATTCAAGAGGGCAAGGGAGCAAACGAGAATCCCAAAAAGCTCAATGACCATTTCCCGGACTGCTTACGTTATTTCATCAAGGGCAATCGAAAAGCACAGCATCAAGAAACTCGCGTCGGTCCGGTAAGAGATATTGAGACGGTACTCGAAGGGTATTAATGGCTAAGCGTAAACGAAATAGATCAAGACGGCATCGACCCGAACCACTCAAGGCTCGGTTAGTAAAAGCCGCTACCACCATATTCCCCGGCATCGGGGGGCGTCTCGCAAAGGACGATGTTCGACCCAAGTCTAACTATAATATATCGGGACTCAGGGATGAGATATCCAAGGCGCGAAATACATTCTCAACAATGTTCGGCGGCGATCCGTACAGGTCCAGCGATAAGATAATCCGTGCCAAGGGCAAGTCCCGATTCTCATTTTATGATGAGATGGCCGACTCCGATGCGGTGCTTGCCGGTATCATAGAGACCCGCATTGATTCAGTCGCACGACTTCCCTGGGATATCATTCCCGCAAGTGATGAAGAGATTGACATTGAGATTGCCGCATATGTGAAGACCGCGCTACTTGGACTCAGTAACTTTGACGAGGACTTATCAGAGCTTCTATCCGCTTGCCGCAACGGTTATGCAATTAGCGAGATCATCTGGAAAGACGATGAGATCGACGGCAAGCAAATGATCGTCCCGGATCGCATTTTAAGTAAGCCGCCCGACTGGTTCAGGTTTGATGCAGACCGCAACCTCGTATTCGTGGGTGCATCGAGTAGCAATGAGGGCGAAGTGATGCCGGACTATAAATTCATCCATTACGCTTTCCGCCCACGTTATCAGAACCCATACGGCATGAGCCTGTTGCGGTCCGTCTATTGGGTCTGGTGGTTCAAGCATCACGGCTTCGAGCAATGGATGAGAGCCGAAGAACGCGGCGCTGTCGGCACCGTCATAATAAAGTACGACGAAGGCACGAACCAAACTGACCAGGATGGGTTAGAGGAAACAGCCAAGATACTGCTCAAATCAAAGTATGCTGTCATCAGCAAAAACCACGAGATAGAATTCCCCGAAATCAAGATCGATCCCAACTTCGGCGATGTCCTGATCCGGCGTTGCAATGCCGAGATGACTTACCGGTTGCTGGGAGCAACCCTATCATCCGGTACTTCCGAAAGTGGGACGCGCGCATTAGGCGAGGTTCACGAAAGGCGATTGCAGGAACGTAATGAGTCAGATAGTAAGGCGCTTGCTGCGGCATTGAATAAAACACTCATTCGATTTATTGTTGAATTGAACTTCCCCGATGTTAAAGAAATGCCGAAGTTCAAGCAGCATTACGAGGCAGCCAAAGACGATCAGGTTACGATAAATAAACTGAGGGCCGCTGCTGAATTGGGTATCCCGGTATCTATTGAGGACGCCGCGAGCTTACTTGATTTACCGTTGGCCGAGGAAGGCGCCGAAACGATTCAGCCTATTATCGGCGGCGGTATGGCGGGTACCCCTGATATCGGGGCAGAAGAAGATGAAGAGTTGGAGCCGGAGGAAGGCGGCGATATCGGGGATGAAATGGTGATGCGCAAAGTATCGCTTGAATCCGCTGCGAGATTAGACAAGCGCGCCGAAGCATTTAAATACACGCAGAAAAAGATATCGGATGCGTCGTACACGGCAGGGAAGCCGTCATATGATGAATTCGCGGATCAAATAGATATCTGGCTATTGAAAAACGGTAGCATTGAAAAGGCTCTTGACGACATCGATAACTTCAGTCTCGATGTAAGGAAATTCAAAGCGACCATGCATGACACGGATTTATGGGGGCTACTCAACGGCATGTTCATCGTATTTGGACTACCGAAGTATAAGCGCAAGAATAGCATTGAAGCAGAGCATGACCCGCGAGTTGAAAAGCTGGCACGCTGGAAACCCATGAAGGCCGCTGATGCTATTAAGCATTTCAAGGAAAAGGGAATACTTACTGATAAAGAGTTTGAGAAACTTGATGCGTGGTCTCGTCGGCAGGCATTGACGGCGGCGCGGATGTCAGAGGATGCTATTGCGAATACCCTTAAACCCGCACTTGAAAAGGCGCTCGAAGAAGGCTCCACGATAAAGCAATTCCAGAAGACCGTCAGGGAAGTCGTCATAAGCGACGCGCATGCCGAAAACATATTCAGGACAAATGTATCGACATCGTTTGTATCGGGCAATATGGAAGCGGCGCGAACCGATCACGGTAAGGCCGCGATCCCGGCGATGGAATTCATGGCCGTTCTTGATGACCGCACGACTGACATATGCGCATCCCGCAATGGTCAAATATATCGATCAGATGACGTTGAGAAAATGGATATTGTCCCGCCACTGCATTACATGTGCCGGAGTGATTTAATCCCGGTGTTTGAAGATGAGTGGGACGGTAATGCGGCGGGGACACCAAAGGTCAAATCCATGGAGGGATTCGGGCGATGGAAGCCAATACTTAAAGAGGCGGCATAAAATGAAATATGAAAAAGACCCATACCAAGTTGACTACGCACTGATTCAGGACGTTGAAATCCTGGTTGAAGGAACTTGGAATTGGCAGGGTTATGATGAGGAGTTCCTGAATGAGATCGCGTTGACTTATGACCCGGCGATGTTGCGGGCTAAGGTCGCCAGAGATCACGATTATTATGGACCAGCATTTGGCCATGTTCTCGCGCTTCATGTCAAGGACGATGTGTCGGCAGAGGGTGCATTCAGCCTCGTGGCCACGGTCGGCTTTTTGGAATCAGGCAAGGCGATGGTTGAGAGCGGCGAATATAATGAGCGCTCTATCGGTTGGGCATCATTCCATCCGACTCCGGGCTTCCCGTATCTATGGGAATTTTCATTGCTTGGTGCGAATACACCCGCTGCTGTCGGCATGGAACCTATTATCTTCAAAGAGGAGGATGCTGAAAAGATGACACGGCAATTAGAGATTGATCGCGTGAATGAAGGGCAGTCCCTTGATGCAATTGCTAATCAGTTAGCGTGGGAAAAGACCGAAGAGTATATCCGGCATCAGGTACGGCAGCCGTCCCGGTTCATCGAGAAGAAACTCAGAACCGTCGAGCTTGATGAGGAAGCCGGGATAATGGCCAAAGTCGGCAAACTCAAACCGGAATACATCCCAGAGGGTAGCAAGGCCAGTTCGATGGTGATACAGAATGTGATGTTCTCGCTTGATAAGGATTGGACGCTTGCAAAAGCCAAAGCATGGATAGGTGAACGGAACCTCGCCGCATTAGACGTGATCATTGCGAGCGTTGTTGCATTTCAGGACTTAGCAATGGCCGATGAAGAAATGGAATGGGACAACGACGCCGCAGAAGATCACCGGCGCGAATACGCGGGCGGCGAGGATGATATCGACTGGGATAAGTACCGGGAAGGCTTCTTGTGGTACGACTCTGATGAAAAAGAGAAGTTCGGCAGTTATAAGCTGCCCATCGCCGATGTTGTCGATGGCGATTTGAAGGCTGTGCCGCGTGGCGTGTTTGCGGCGGCGGGTGCGATAGGTGGAGCGCGAGGCGGCGTCGATATCCCGGATGACGATGTTGCCGGGGTAAAAAGCCATCTTGAAAAGTATTACGACAAGATGGACCGGAAAGCACCGTGGCAGAAAGAGACATCAGGCGATGCCCCCGATGGGGCGCCTGATTTAGCAATATCAAAAACTACCGAAGGAGGAAAAGCGATGTCTGAAAAAGTCGCTGACGGAGGTAGCACCACAGTAATAGAGAAAGGCTCAACAGCCAATCTTGCTGCGGAAAATGCTGCTATCCGTGAAGAAAAGGAGAGGCAGGAGCAGTTGACTCAAGAAAAACTCCTGCGTGAAAACACCGAGCTGAACGAACTACTTGAGTCAGCAAAACTCGAAGCAATCAAAAGTGATGTCCGGACGATGCACGCTGAAGGCTACATCACGGCAGCTCAGGTCGAAATGGGGCTGGTGGATGCATTAGCCGTAATTCCTGACAAAAAAATTGTTGTCGGGGATAGAGAACGCAGTGCGGTCGATATCATCAAGGACGTCTTGATGTATGGCGGTAAGCTGAAGCTGAAGCTCGAAATCGCCAAGGACATTCTGAATGAGGATTCGGGTGATCCGCTTGTCAAGGCACGCGCCCACGGCATTGACACAGCTGTTGAAGAGCGCAGGAGACAGCTTATGAGGGATAATCCCGAAATGAGCTATACCGAAGCTCTCGACAGAGCAACCATGGAGGTGAAGAAGTAATGGCACGAGCTATTGATTTCACAACCAAGGTCGACATCAAAAAGGTCGACGAGATTTCCATCGACAAGAAATCCGCTTTCGCGGCGATCCTTGAGGGCCAGGTCGTTTCGCTTGGTGCAACAGATGGCGTTGTCATCCCGTGTACCAACTTGACGATGCCTTATGGCGTTGCCACAAACGGCGTAAATGCAGCCCAGATCGCCGAGTACATTGCCGGGAGCAAGGGGACAGATTCCATCGAGGTCACCGTTGCCCTTGAAGGAAGGGTCCCGGTCCTCGGCGGCGAGGCTCTCGACGCGAATATGTGGGTATCCGTTGATGCAAATGGTCGCGTTGTTCAGGCAACACCTGCAACGCAGGAAATTATCGGTTTCACGGTTTCAGCATGTGCCGGCGATGGCCATCAATGCTCAATCTTCATCCACAGGATTCCCGCTGCGGACTACGCGCCCGCCGAATAATGTGAATGAATAATTTCATGGAGGACTTAAAATGTCTGGACACCCAATGCCTGCAGAGGCAGCTATCAATGCCGAGTTAAGTAACTACGGCGTATACCTTTTCTACGACAACGATGGCCTTATCGCCAACCGCGTCGCCCCGGTAATTCCGGTCAATAAGAACCCCGGCGATTACCATGTCATTCTTCCCATTGAAGGAAAGAACATCCATCACGACACGAAGATTCCGCATGGTGGCGTTCCTACCGAACTGAACTTCAGGCTGGATAAAGCGACGTACTCGACCGAGCCGTTCGGTAAGCGGCATCTCATGACTGATCGTGAAGCAAAGATGTCCGCGCAGTCAGTTGTGGAATATCGCAAGGGCATCGAGCTTCTTGTCGAAAATGTCGCACTCGAACGCGAAGCCAAGGTTGCGGAAATTCTGCTCACCGAGGCGTCTTACTATGTCGACGCAGATGATCCTCACTGGTTTGATGCGGAGGCCCCCTGGGATGCCGATGATGCAAACCCGTACCACGACATCAAGGCGGCTATCCGCGCGGTCAAGCTCCACTCTGGGAGATCCGCCAACACACTGATCCTTTCACCGAAAGCCGGTGATGCCTTGGTGGATAATGCGGTTTTGATCGACATCCTCAAAACCATGTACGGTCTCACCTATCTTCAGACCGGCAAATTCCCGAATCCGCTCTTTGGTCTGAACGTCATCCAAGCCGATGCGATCTACGACGAGAATCCACGGCTTGAGGTTTCGAGCCTCAAATTCATGTGGGAAGAGATTTCTGCAGATGCCGGAGATGACTGGGCGTGGGTTGGTTATGTTGATCCGAGTCCGAGCCTGAAGACAGCTGCGATGATTGTGCAGTTCGCTTTCAACAACGCTGTTATCAGCGACAGAGACATCATGACCGTCAGCGAAAAGCCTGACATCTTCGTTGAGGGAGTATGGTACGAGGTTCGCACAGATTATGAAGTGAAGTTGTCTAATGGAAGGGCTGGAGCCCTCATTAAGAACATCACTTCTGATCCGACTTAAATCGGGAGGAGAACATGCCTTACATTTCTAAAAGAACCTTACATCACAAGAACAGGTTTATACCCAAGGGCGGTATAGTACCTGCTGACTATAAGCGACTTAATGAGGGAATTCGGCGCGGCTGGATCGTGGTCTCGGGTGATCCAGCCGCGACGCCCCCGCCTGTCAAGGAACCCGAAGCTACATCGCTACCGCCCGTGGTCGGTGATCCTGATGCCGGACAGTTGACGGTGAGCACCGAGGTCATCGCGCCCGATGAATCGCCTGAGTACGCATATGCCGAACCGTCTATCGACGACCTCGACTATCTGAACCCGATGTCTAAGAAGTCGCTTAAGGAAAAAGGCATTGTGCGTATCCGCGATCTCGAAGGATGGGATGTGGAAGCACTTGATGAACTCAGGGGCATTGGCGTGAAACTTGCCGAACGGCTTCTTTCCGATTTCGCAGAATATGTGGAATGGAAAGAGTCATTTAGCGAGTACAGCGAGATCGAGGATTCATTTCCGGAGGATGAAGATGCCGGAAGCGATAAGGGATCGGGCGAATCGAACGAGGATGAGGGTACTGAAGACGATTAGGCTCAAATGCGGACGCATCGTTTATCGTCGCGGCAAGGTGATAGATGTTGTTGCCACTAAGCCATGGATAAAGAAGTGGGTCAAGGAGGGCAAACTTGAAGCCTGTATATAGCAATATAGCCTTATTGCTCGAAACGGAGAGCGAGCGGCATCTCGTTAACGCGGTTTCCGATATTAGCAACGGTCTGCTCTTACACGAAGACGTTGAAGAGCAGTTGATGCGTAATATCGCCTTAGCGAGCCGTGAGTTTGACGGCTATGTGCGCGGCCATATGGATTTGCCCATTGAACCTTTTATCGTGGAGCTTACCGGGACGATGGAATTCATTAACGGCAATGATTACGTTGTCGGAACCGGTACGCATTATCTCACAGAAGTTGATGTTGAAGATTGGATTCAGCCCCAGGACAATATCAATGCTATCCACATCGTGCGTGAAGTAACGGATGATACACATCTTCGGCTAACATGTAAGTATTTCGGCGCGGATATCCTTGGTGGTGATTCGGACGGGCCGAAAGCCAACATCTACAATTCGGGTGTGCCTGATGAAGTTCTCGAAATGGTCACCGGCTACACCTGTTACCGGTTGTGGTTTAGGCGCGGACGTACCGATGAGAATAACCCGTTTGTGAACTACAAGGATTTATTCCTTGTCCGGGTTAAAGAGATTCAGCGCGGCACGTACAGGTTCCATAGTGAGGATGCCGGAGAGGTCGCACGGAAACCGTCCTATAGTGGGGATAAGTATGATGGCGGATCAGGCGGTGCGACTTACGATTTCACCAATGATTCGCTGGAGGGATTTACTCCATGAGCATTAGGTTTGAGGTGAAAGGACTTAAAGAGGTTCAAGCATTACTTGACGAACTCAAGCGAGCAGCCAAGCATCCTGGCCCAGCAATGGACTTAGTCGGACAGAGAATGCTTGCGATGCAGAAGCGGCATTTTATTAGGCAGGAAGGGCCGGATGGTGCAGCATGGGCGCCGCTGAAAGCTGAGACCATTGCAAGGCGTCGAGTCAGCAAAAAGGGAGCGAGTGAGACAATGAAGGGGGCGATGACGAAGAGTGGCAGGATCGGGATGGGCGCGGCTCGTGCCATTGTGCATTTTGGCGGGGCGGTTCCTGTAGCTGGCATTAAGGGCGTGAATATTCTGCGCGATACCGGGACGATGTATAAGTCACTCGTTTATACCGTTCAAACCGATGGGATGGCGGCGGAAGCCGGTATCCCACATTTAACAAAGGACTACGCGCCCACTCATCAATACGGCGATAAAAGCAGGAATATCCCTGCAAGGCCATTCATCTACACCAACCAAAAGGAGGCTCAACAACTCCTCAATCTTTTTGAAAAGGAAATTTTGAAGGCGTTGCCAGGAGCATGATAGTCGAGGTACGAAAATCAGTTTACAATCATATCATTGAGCACGTAAGCGATAACATCAATATTGTGGTTCAATCAATCGCTCATGATCCCGCAGACCCCGCAGATCCGGCGGTACCTGTAGACCCCGATAACATTAAGCACCGGGCCGACTGGAAAGAGCGTTACCCGTCCATTGAAGACCTCAACGTTTTGACGGCCACTCACGTTGATGATTACTTACCCACGAGCATGGAGTATCCTGACCGTTACCCCGCTATTTACTTCGGTATTGATACCGCGATTCCCAACCCCGGGCTGAGTGATTCCGAATGCTTTATCGGTCGATTAGCCTATGAACTCTATGTCAACCGCGTAAACTTCAAGATGGCACAACGCGAACTCTTTGAAATTCAGGATGCTATCCGCTCAATCATTTTGCACGATAAAGCGCTCGGTGTCATCAATAGTTTAGGCGGGATAGTTGATTCAATTCAATGGTTAGGTTTTTCAGACTTCATGGTAGACCGAGACATCATGAGGCATTTCATATTAGGAGCGAAGTTCGCTTTTGAAATAGCGTTCCGGGAGGATATAAACCGATGAGTTACAAGCCTTATCGAGTATTAAAAGTGATTATCGCCGTTGTTAATGAAGGCGATGATACCCTTGCCTGTTACCCGCATGGGAAGGTCGGCTCTCGCATGGAGGGGACAGGAAAGGTCGGGATAGTCTTTAGCAGGGGAGTGATAAACGCGCCGACCGACGAGGAGATTGCGTTATTTAGCTTGCCCGCTTTGTCAAAATCAGTGAAGCCGATTCCGCAAGACCCGCGCGGATTCGATAAGCGGTTGAGCGGTGTTGCCCGAAGTTTCAAGGGCGCTCAACGCGGGCGCGAAGCGGGGATTATCGAAAAGCATGAACGCGAATCCGCGAAGGCCAAGCGTAAGATCGAAGCGGATCCCGTACCGAAATCCGAGCCTGAGGTTGAAGCGGAATCCGTGGCGCCCGAAACCACACATGAAGTCAGCGAGTCCTTAATTACGAATCTTGAATACTTGAGTCCGATAGCCAAGGCATCGTTAGTCCGCGCCAATATCGTCAATATCAGCAATCTTCGCGGGCGTACAGTCGAGGAATTGGACGAACTTCCCGGTATCGGTGTGAAGCTGGCTGAAAGATTGCTTGCCGATTATGAAGCATATCTGAAAACGGCAGAACCGATTGTAGATGAAATAAAGGAAGAAGGTGATAATAATGAGTGATACGAATTACGCATCACATCCAGAGTCCAGACATATCGGGCCATGCATTATGGCGTTGATGAATGAGGTAACAGACCACCTCGTGATTTTCGGGAAAGTCGATAACATCGTACTCGACAAGCTCGACCCGGCGAATGTTTTTGCAACGGATGTCATCAACGGACAGATGGTAAATTCCGAGGGGCAGCCTACGTTTTGCGGTTATCAGATCAAGGGCAAGATGGTAGAGGCGCTCGACCCCAGTACCGCTTACCTCCACATGAAAAACTGCGGTGTCCCTGTCCAGCAAGATAACTGCACTATCAAAACAGCGGTCGAGGATTACCCCGCCTATCCGGGCCGGTGCTTCAAGCTCGTACATAAGGCTGGATTCCACTCAACCGATGCCCTGCCTGGCCCTGATGGGGTTGCAGGCGTAGCAGGCGGTGTCGGAGGGACCATCCCTACGGACGGTTATTACTTTGTAGTAACCTGCACGTACGGGATAACCGAGAGCGCTTATACTGAGTCCCCTGAAGTCAACGTGGTACTCGGAGAGGTAGTCACCTTGACGATTACGCCGCCAGCGGGAGTAACCCCGGATTCATACAAGATTTATGCATATGATGATGGGGAGGTACGCGCTAACGCGACTCTATTATTGACTATCGCAGCCGATCCGGTTGGCGATGATTTCGCAGTTGTAATCGATGATATGCCGAGAACCGGCGATGCCTATCCTGGCGATGCAACCGGATCGTTTACGGTTAAGGATGCCGAAGGCACCGAGTTCACCATTACTGATGATTTCTCGATTGATACTTCTTGTGGCATTGTCTGCATTCCGACGGATAGCGACATCGGCTATGGAGAAGTAGTGACAATCACTTATGCGTATAGGACAAACCCATATGTGTCAATGTCGATTGGGCCGTCTGAAACATTGCCGCCCTACATGCATCTCGTGCTCATCGCACTTAAGAACGATGACAGGGCTGATATCAGACCGCGAGGGTTTGAGATCGAACTCTGGAAGGTGCTGGCATCTTCCGGTTGGTCATTGGATCTGTCCACGCTGACATTCGAGAACGGGTTTGAGTTTACGTGGGATGTCCTGGTATCCGAACATAAGCTCAACCACGGGAAAATCACACTGTATAACCGGCATCTTGAGGATTACGATCTTAGCAACCTTGCCGCGATAACTGATTGGGCAAACGGGCCGGGCTGTGAGGATGTAGAGAGTTAATAGTTAAAATCGGAGGAGAAAAAATGAACGAAAGAGAAGGACTGGAAAATGAAGTTCGGCGTATTACATCGCCGAAACCTTACCCGATAATTATCGAGCGCCCGGATGGTACAGAGCTGAAGCTCAACATCCGGGCTATTTCTTTCCAAGACCTTGAGAATGCAACCGAGGTTATTTCGCAGCTTACCCATGGCGCGATCTATGGTGCATTCAAGGCAAAGGAAATGGGAGCGGCGTTGGAATCCGTCGAGGACTTCGATCAGGCAAACGTATTCACGAACGAAGTGATTACGAACTTGCGCGATAAGCTCCTGAGTTTCTTGCCGTGGTTCATCGAATGCGGAACTGATATCAAGCTCGATGATATCAAGGGACTTGATTACCTTGTCACCCTCGAAGTTCTCACTGAGATTATCAAGCGTAATTTCGGTGAAAGACTAATGGATTTTATCTCGCGCGCCTCCGCCATAATCGAGCCGCTGAAAAGGGACGAGAAAACAGTGGGATTGGTGGATGGGCTTTTACCGAAACCATCCTCGTCGGGCGCGGACACAGCACCGATAGCATCAGGCGATGGAGCCTTGGAGAACTAATCGTTCGTTTAGATGCGGCGATCCTTGCGATTCAATTAGAACGGATCGAACGTCGCATCGAGGGGATAAGTTCCAATCCATTCATTGACCCAAAAGATTCGCAGCGGTTACTTCAGGAGGCGCGGTTAGAGATGCGGGGAATGATTAAGAAGTATAACGACTTGGTGATTGATTAGTGGTATTAGGCCTTGGAAATACATATGATGTTTCGGTCAAGTTCCTTGCCGACCTCAGGGGCTATACTCAGAATGTCGAAAAGGCATCTAAAAAGATGGAGGAGTATGGCAAGCGGGTCGGGAAGGTTGGAAAGAGCCTCACGAAAAACCTCACGCTTCCAATAGTTGCAATAGGAACCGCAGCGATAAATGCCTCCATGAAATTCAATAAGGGGATGGCAAATGTCGCATCTCTGATGCCTGGGAATACCGAACGGATGCTTGAATTGAAAGATGCTGTCTTAGACCTTGCCGTTTCTATCGGTGAACAACCCGGAATGCTAACCGACGGATTGTATGAAATGATATCAGCATTTGGTGATTCAACAGATACGATGAAGAACATGACGCTGATGGCGCAAATGGCTAAGGCCGGACAGGCCACATTAAAAGAAGCAATCAAATTAACATCAGGGGTTACAAAGGCATATGGCGATACTTCATTTGAGGCGATGCAAAAGGTTTCAGACCTTTCGCTTTTGACGGTTCGATTGGGTCAAACAACCTTCCCGGAATTAGCTGCATCGCTGGGCCAAGTCGTGCCATTGACAGGTGCATTGAATATTGGTATCGAAGAAACTATGGCCGTCATGGCTACACTCACAGGGGTAACAGGTAACACAACGGAAGTGGCTACTCAGTTTGCATCGGCATTAACCGGAGTCATAAAAAAATCCGCTGCAATGAAAAACGCTCTTCATAAATTAGAAGACGTAACAATAGAAACATTGTTTGCCGAACGCGGCTTCGTAGGTGCGCTTCAAGCGCTTGTGGACACTACGGATGGATCAAATGATGCATTGGCTGAATTGTTTGGCAGAAAAGAAGCTGTGCTTGCGGTTCTTACTTTATTAGGTCCGCAGGCGGAAACATTTAACCAAAAATTGAGGGAAATGAAAGATGCATCTGGAACAACCATGGAAGCACTCGATGAACAGACAAAAGGATTGAATGCTGTCGGATTCCAATGGGATGTATTTAAGGCAAAGCTCACAACGATTGCGATCCGCATAGGAGATACGCTGACTCCAGCATTAACGGAACTTCTCGATGAAGCAATTATGCCCTTGCTTGATAAGATCATTGAGCTTGTAAAACAATTCACTGACTTAGATTCTGCAACGCAGCAGAATATTTTAAAGTGGACTGCGATAATAGCACTGGCCGGACCCTTCCTTGTTGTACTCAGTAGTATCTTAACGGCGGTCGCAGCAATCGTGGGGGTGATCGGCGCGGTTGGAGCCGGAATCCTTGCCATCATAGGCGGCTTGACATGGATTATAACTCATTGGAGTGAATTCACGGAAAGTTGGCGCGGCGCATGGTTGCAAATAGAGCGCTATGTCATAGAACTCGGTATAGCAATAAGCGGAATATGGGAAGCCATATATGAAGATTGGGTTGAACTCTGGGATTCCATAGTTTCGTATTTTGCCCTGCAAGTTGAAAAGATAAAAAACAAGGCCGGGGAATTAGCGCGCGGCATTGTGAAGCCGTTTGAATGGCTGAAAGATAAATTGATCGGCCATTCCATTATTCCCGAGATGGTTACGGGCATATTGCTTGAATTTGCAAGGATGGAAAAAGGGATTAACCGGGTAATGGAAAGAGTTGAAGATGCAATGCGTGATGCTTTTTCGAGCATGCCCGAAATAGTGCAATCAGCATTTGCCAAGATGGAAGCAGGGACAGGTGGTGCATCATGGCGCTTATCAAAAGCGATGAGTGATAAAATTGGTGGCGAGCGAGGCGGTACGTCCCCGTTCGGTGATTTGGCTACCGAAAGACGAAGATATCTAAAGGAGAACGACAAAACCGAAAAGACAATCGAAAAGGCATTCACAGATATTGAGAAAACACTGCTTGGCGCAGCCAGGATGCTCGGTAAATCAATAGTCTCAGGCGATATAGCGAGCGCCCTTTCAAATATATTTTCCATGATAGGCAATGCGATCAGCACGGATATATCCGGCATGATAAAGGAATCCATTGGTGGCGGCGGATTATTCGGTTCTATAATGGGTGCGCTCGGCGGCGGCATCGTGAGTGGCTTATTCAGTTTAGCCGGTGGCTTATTCGGCGGCGGTGGCCGTGGCGAAGATGAAAGTTCTCCGGTATTCGTAAGCGCGCATATTTCAAACTGGGAGCAGTTCTTCCAGTTCGGTGCAACATTACCGGTTAGCTTCGTGTATTCAGGACGGAGCGGTGCATATGATGTCGATCCGCATGGTCGAACGGCCCAGGGATATCTTAGGGGAGAGCATTTCGATGCCTAATAAGTAAAATGTTACGCTTATATACATATTTGACATTGGATGGAGCCGGGGAACCCACGGTTGCCGGCACGTACTTCGACCCCACCATGGCCGAGGTCAATGTCGATATGGGGAATAATACCGTGGTGCAAGCGGCGCGGAACGGGATGCCGCTTATTGTATCTGATAACCAGCTTCAGTTACCTATTACCGCAAGCCTCTCATTGCTATCAACGCACGTTGATCTTAAATCCGGAACGGTTTACCTTGGTGGTTTCAGATACATCGCCCCGGTATTATACGTTCATTATCTCAACCATACACCGATCTGTATTTTTCAACAGAACATAGTGGACGGCGCGAAAAAAGCATTGCTCTGCTACTTCGCTCCAAGGGCTGGGTTCGATAAAGCATTAGCGGGGCAAGTTATCACGGTGACGGATCACAGAACCCATTTCGCACGCATAAAACCGGCGAAGGTATTCAGCTTCAACTTCGTCATAATGAAGGATGGGGAATTTACGGACATTGACGATATCACAACTGCGAACTGGTTTGAGAGGTTCTAATGGCGTGGAGTGCAGACATAGATGCACTGATAACATCAGGGCAACCAATATCCCGCTCATACACGTTTGAGGCTCGCAACGGATACATGACTGCGGACGATGACCCGTGGGTTGAAATTCCGCTGATGGAAGGTGGCTGGGGACTAAGCGTCATCGATGGAAACCCGGTCATCGGCACCGGCACCTTCCGTATACCAATAGATGATTATACTTACTTGGATGAATTCGACAGCGGTAATCCTGTTCAACTATTTTCCGCTTGTCGATTGAAATGCAGCATCCATGCACCGACCGGACTGGAAGAGGAATATATATTCAGGGGAACGATGAAGACCCCGGCACGTAGCGATTTATCAGTATCGGTTGAAGCCCGCGACCCACTTGATAAGATGCAGACGGCGCTTGCCGAGATAGATATGTCAGCGCGTATTGAAGGGCCATATGACAATGTCAATCTTGACCATGCTGATAATTGGGATGACCCTGGTGATTTGAATACGTTTGAGATAAAGCGCGATAATGTCCCACCATATGATTGGGCATATTTTGATGACAATGCGGCAGTTGTAGGAGCCGCACGCCGCGCATGGGTGCCGATGGTATTTGAGATTGAAAAGCAGACCGGCGGTGTCGGGCCATGGGAACCCATACTCGCGTCCGAATATATTGTCGATACACCTTATGGCCTGATTCGATTCCACAACCCGCAGCTCGCACCGGATAAGTTCCGGGTCGTGGAAGTATCAGTTTATGTCGAGGGTACGCTTGAACTCGCCGATGTTATCGAGGCAATGATGGTTTATCCCGCTGCATGTCCCGATCTCGGTCTTGAATTTGATGTCGATTCATCCCCGCTTACTGATCTGTCAACAGACCTAACAGGAACCCTTACTTTTACGGCTGGCAATAAGGTGGTCACCGGCGTCGGCACACTTTTCACCACAGAATTAAGCCACGGTGACAGGATACATTTACAGGGGGCGCCTGCTGAATCTTACGGCATTGTAGCCTATGTAACTGATAATGTGACGCTTACCCTTCTCTATAAGTATGAGGGGCCTGTAGGTGGTGCTGGGCCGTCCTACAAGTCAACCTTGAGGGCAGCGGGCATCAGCTTATCAGTAATTAGATGGAATTTGTGCGAAGGGACGGTAGCAGAACTATATCGGCGGCTGCAGGAGAATTATGCCGACTCGAAAGGATATAAACTCTGGTACGACCCGATGACCGATCAGGTTCGCGGCGATCAGGTAGCAATAGATTACTCAAATGTTATCGAGCTTGGGCCGATTATAAAGCTCCCGATTCGGGCCACAAGTGAAGATTTCGCATCGGCAGTTGTGACGACAGGCACGGTCGCGAGGTCGGAGAATTTAATAACCAAGGCCGGGGTAACTATCGCGGCAGATATTGAGATCGTGGTTCCGCCTGATGGATTCGGCCCGTGGTCTATCGGCCCATCGGTAGCCGGTTGCGGTGTTCAATGGGGGGTAAATTATCTCTGTAATCCGGCGGCTGTTTATGGCTTGAATGATACTTCATTTTATCAGGCATATGCTTGCCATTATAACTATCCCACTATCCCGGACAAGGAAACCGCCTGGAATACATACTATCAATTCGTGACAATTGATCTCCAGGCCGTCTACGACCTGTCACAAATATCGCTTTATACGATTCCGCAACGGTATACGAAGGGCGATTCTAAGCAAGCCGTTTCGATATATCATTCTGTTGATGGGGTCAATTTTAATATCTGCTCTCCTGAAACTTATAAGGTGGAACTTGATGCGGATGCACAGACGGACTTTGATGTACAGGGGCTTGTGACGGCTCGATACATACGCCTATACTGCCGACCTTTTAATTGGGTGATAAGTGGCAAGGAACTCACGATTGGATTCAGGGAAATAATGATATTCGGCAGCCAGAAGATATGTGTGACGGCCTGTATCCAGGATGTGACACCGCCGGATGTAATTAATCTTACGGGAAATATAACATTTACTGCCGGGGGGCCGCCGTGGGAATTAAACGGTGTAGGTAGTTTATTCAATGCCGAGCTTGACCCCGGCGATATGGTTGCGGTGTCCGGCGATCTCTCAAGCTGGGCAGAAGTGTGGGATGTGATAAATAATACGACCGCCGTGCTTGTCGATAGATATCCAGGAATTCAGGGTGCGACCGGGCCGGGACGTAAGGCGGCTTTCGTGGAGGGTAATGGTGGCCACTTCATTGGTGGCAGCGGAGTGATGCACGACTTCATTCTCGATTATTATCCCGAATTGGTAAAGAAGTTAACTAACGTAACGCACCAGCCCAAAATGGATGACGAAGGAATCACGTTCACGGGATTTCAGGCACTCGACCGCGCATACATTCTATTGCAGGAATACATCAGGCTCTACAGAACCATTTCCTTAACCTCGCATTTTGATCCCCGGATTATGGTTTTCGATACTGTAGCGGTCGAGGATGACTATCGTGAGGGTGGGCCCGAAGAACTTCAATTCATGGTACAGGCGATCGAGATAACCGATTCGCAAGTGAGAATATCCGGGACTGAATTCGGTGCGGGGGTGCTTAGATAATGCCCCGGAATAAAGCGCCATATCGAAACAAGATGAAGACCCCGGCGAAAACTACGGCGCGCATTGCACTTGATTTAATCGATGCCAATGAGAAAAAGGAAACAACATTCAACGCCAATAGTTACATTGGCAGGCCCCCATCCACACCTGATCCTGATAGTATCCTGCATGATATTTTATCAACCACACATGAAGATACTGATCCAGCGGCGGCGGTGCTTGGTGATATAATCACCGCTCAAGCCGGGCCGTTATGGTCAAGGCTGGCAAAAGGAACCGAGGGACAAGTCCTAACGATGGTCGATGCGGATACTCCTGACTGGGCAGATACAACGGCCCTTTCATCGTCCGGCCCCACGTCGGTTGATGTTGGAGAACAGGCGATAATAAACTGCGGCGCTGTCACCGACGACCCTCTCGATTTCATGGTAGTAGTAAATGCACAGAACGTAACCGGGGGTCCGGCATTTACGGTATTACAAAGCATGGCGCGTGTTGCGGGACGGATAACTTATAACTGGACGATCGATGCCGGAGATTTGAATGTAAATATTTATAACGATTCTGAAGTTGATACAACCGTGATGGTCTGGTATGGATCGCCCACGTTAGTCGCTTGCGAATGCCCGTTCGGTGTCAGAGTTACCGCGATCAATACGGATGCGACTACTGCTGATAAAATAATTCGATGCACCGCCGGGGGAATAACGGTTACGCTCTATACCGCTGTCGGCAACACGGGATACGATTTATATATCGATAATGACTCAGTAGGAATCGTAACCGTTGATGGTAACGGTGCCGAAACGATTGAAGGCGAGTTGACGCAAGCACTTGTACCTGATACATCTATACATATATATTCGACAGGGGCAGGGTGGAGAATTATCTAATGAGCTACATTAAAGAATTACAGGAGATCGGATCGGCAGCACTGGGAAGGGCCGTTAATAATACGCTCTATGTTTCTATTAACGGTTCAGGGACTAACGGCAGGACATGGGCATCGGCATATAACACCATTCAGGATGCGCTTGATGCCGCGAGCGTGGATGCCGACGATGCCACCCTGATTATGATTGCTCCGCATACAACAAATTATGATATTAACACGACCGGCGATCCCACGTGGGCAGGCAATTATATCCTTGCTGGCGTGAGTCGCTCATGGGCTAAGATTAAGAACGCCCATTTGACCGCGACATCAATAATGAAATTCACCGGCAGAATAATGTTGAGTAAGTTGAATTTCAATCTCGGAACCGGCAATAACAACGGCGTTATTATTACCCCCGGCGGATTCCGCGTTAAGGATTGCATGTTCGTTGGCGAAGATTTAGGCGGGGCTGCTACGGCCTTACATATTGACGGAGCGCCAGTAAAACACGGGAAGGTAGAGAATTGCGATTTCGTGGGACATCCAACCCGTATGACGGGGCTGCTGGTTGATAACTGCATCCGTGGTCGGTTCGATACATTACGATTCCACGACTGCTTAACGGCTATACAGGTTATTCATGCCGACAGCGATGACAATATATATACGAATATAGATATTGGCGGATGTGGGATTGGTTTTGATTTGGACGCGGGGAATGAACAGCATTTACAAAACATCACATTGCATAAAAACGATGTAAATATAGATGATGAAGTGGGCGACCACATCTATGATAATATCTATGGCGAATTTCCGATGACAATTGAGCCGGATGATTTCAACGGCGTGGCCATTGCCGCTCATGTCAACCCCGATGTGTGGGGAGCGGATACGGAGTTAAGGGCTGCCGCTACATCGACTAAGCCATTTCGGATTGTCAGCATCTTCGTCATTCCAAATGTCAGCCAGTTACATCGGATTCGATTCAGCCATGACAGCGGGGCATCTTTTTACGATGATGTAATTATTAATGCCACGAAGCAAGCTGGCGTAACACCGCCATCGGGGACGGAGCATATATTCAATGCTGGGACGAGAATCAGTGCCAGCATGAAAGCAGAGACCGGCGGGTCGGATACTGCTAAAATATGGCTGAAGATACAGGAGATATAGGACAACATGTATAGATGGCCGTGCATATATGGGGTAACATCGACATCGCGAGCTTACGGGGCTGCGTATAATATTGTCGCGGTTGATACCGTCGGCGAATCATTCAGTATCGCCGGGGATCAAACTGCGGAATTTGCGCCCGGCGTTACATTCGAGGTCAACGGTAGCACGGGTAATGATGGAGACTGGGTTGTTAATATGTCGGTATTCATCGGGGGGAATACACTTATCATTGTGACTGGGGATATTACGAACGCCGTGGCGGATGGTGCATTGAAAGCATACACGATCCCGGTAGCGGATGAATTGCGGATTGTGTTTTGGGATACGGTCACGAGCGCATTCGTGCAAACGACAATCTGCACGGACTCGCTACAAGGCCAATGGACGAATCAGCGATGCGGTATAGCCTACTCGACCGCTGGGGAGTGGGGCGTCGCGCATATCGAGGCGGTTAGCAACGACTTGGAATACTGGCAAAACGCAAATGCTAACTGGATCGCTGATGGTGCATGGAATTTATTGGATGACGATAACAATAAGGCATGGCTTGCAGTGGACGTGGAAACACGGCAGAACTTTGTGCATGGGATGTTGATGGAACAACCGTTGGGTGTTTCCTTCCATGGATGCTATATTGACTTATCGGCGGGTGTCCCTAATTGGGTAATATATACAGGCGCAGGGATGGAAGACTCCCACTATTCCATTGCAATGACACAGCAGTTGTCGCCGTGGTATGTGGCGGTGTTCCGTGATACCGCTGATCAAAGCCTTAATTTGGCCGAATCTATCTATGCTGGTTATCGGTATGTTGATACGGGACGTTTTGGTGATTACCCACAGATAGTAGCCGACAAATCAGACTACCTATGGATATTTGCTACTATAAATAACGTACTTTATGGATATATTTTTCCTTCTGTTGTAGCGGGGCCGCTGAGTTATAATGAAACTGTTGGGATGTATGCCGTCTACGCCGCCACCACCCTGGCATCCAACCACAAAGCCACCCACAACCCGGTCGATGACACGATACACGTCATTCTCGTGGACACGATTCCCGCCGGGAATGAACTTATTTACCTACGCCGAACAGCCAACGGATGGAGCGACCCGATAACCCTGCAGACCAGCGGCGCACTTGAAACATTCTCATGGCCACAGATAACGTGTGACAGCTTCAACAATATCAACGTCTATTATATCCACGACGGCGACCTTGTGAACCTGCTTCTACCTTCCGCTGACTATGCGGACTTCGACACACCCGCAAACTGGGACAAGACAACCAACGTGGATGATTCAGCCGATACGATTAAGCATTGTTTAGCGATAGAAAATATGCCGGAGAACGTGTAACTGATTAATGGGCAATAGAGCAGAAACTTATAAAATCTTAAAGCCTATGATGTATCGGCAAAGGGTATATAAGGCCGGTAGAGTCGTTCGCTTTAACCCGAAAAACGCGGAGCGTTTCGTCGCATCCGGGCAAATGCTACATGTCGAAGCCGGTAATTTCGTCAACGTTTTGACGAGCGGGATGAGGTGGCCGGAGGAAATAGTTTTGCTCGGATCAGGGCCGAACGGCGTTCCGCATTACGATAAGCTGGAAGGTAAATTTGTAGTTGCCTTGAATGGAGCCTGCGATGCGCCTGTCAAGGCAAGCGTATTTGGGGCTCAAGACCCGCTATTAAGAAACGAGAAATATTTCAACGATATGGCATTTAGGATGGAAAAGAGCGGTCGTAAATTCGGGTTGAAGGAATTCAATCGCGGTGAATTCCCCATGCCGATTGTCGAGCGGAAAAGCATTGCCAAATATTATCCTTGGTTTAGATTAGTATTCGATGTATCAAGGCCATTGCTTGATCCGGCACACATCAACGTCGACTCCCCTCTCATACATGCAGGCGGGACGGTATTTGGTTCATTCCTTCAAATTGCCGAGAAGTTGATGATAAAACCGGAGCCTCCCAAAAAGAGGCGTATCATTATGTGCGGTATCGACATGTACGGTAACATGTACTGGAATAAAACAAAGCACAGGGATATTGCCAGAAAAAATAAAACCTGGTATCGCGTCAAGCAAGTCGATGCGCTGATAAAAGGCATGATTGATTCAGGCATTGAAGTGGTGACCGTTTCAGAAACGAAACTCAGAAATCCTACTTATGTGGAGGGTATCTAATGGTTGAACATAGGAAAGTTGATAAACTCAAAGTCGAGAATAGGAAGCCAAGCGGCGGTGCGATTAAAACGGTGCGATGTGAGAAATGCAATACCGTTGTAGTATCAAACCGACCGGGCGATCCATTTGTGTGTAAATGCGGATGGAAAAAGTCTCGCCCGTAATACGAGGTTCAAATGTCAAATGAAGCAATAACTGAAGGTGCAAACGCAATCAATAACTTGACCGCAGCCGCTCCCATCCTGGGCGCTCTCGCAATTGTAGTCGTTATATTGGGTGTGGTTATTTTCATGATGCAACGCTCTCAAAACCAGTTCATATCCAAAATGCAGAAACAGCAAGAAGAACAACTCGATAAAACGATAGAGTTCGTTAGTAATTACGCGGCAATGATGCAGAGCGACAGGGACACAACCCAGGAATTAAGTAAGGTCGTTTCGGAACTCAACCGTGATTGCAGGTTGCGATTTGATAAGGATGGTGATGCCATTGATTGATGGATACAGGGAAATCATTCTTGATATATTTGTAGAGCAATCAAAACGCAATCGCTTAGAAGCAGAATTGAATGCTGATCTCGTGCGTGAAATGGCAAGAGACCCACAGGGGTTTAATGGTAAGTTCGCATCTGCAAATCGGCGTATCCAGAAATGCCCGGTTTGCGGAGGACAGGCAGTATCCGAAGATGTGGATAAGCCATTTATCTGCCAGTGCGGCTGGAGATCCGATAAGACGAATGGGAAATCGAATGGGTAATATTAATTGTGCAATAGCAATGTCGCCGAGTCAGCGTTCTTTTCCGATTTTTAACGAGGGGGCGGCTTCCGTGAGCCGCCCCTGCCTTGATTAAGCAGAGGAGGGTATTAGTCGAGTGACTACCGCAAGGGAAAGAAGAATTGCGAGGAGGGCGCGAAGGAAAAACCCTCCGTACATTCCCAGTGATGACATCCTTGGTGGTCCGACTGATCGATGGATGTTTTTAGGCCCATATCCTATCGGGCAAGGACATACCGCAATAGTAAACGTGCTTGAAGACGGTAATCATCAGAAATGCTTTAAGGAACCGTGGCTTATCAAATATCCTTATATGATTGATAGCGAAGTACGCACTCTAAAGGCAATGGATGGCGTTCATGCTCCGCACTATATCTGTCACGATGAATTCAGCGTTACGATGACGGATGCTGGAGTTCACCTTTCAGCAGAGAATATGCCGGATGATTGGGACGCGCAAATCGGGTCCATCATACGGACACTTAAAAAAGCCGGGATTCGACACAACGATATTATCCCACGGAACATAATGGTTAAGGATGGGCGGATCACGCTGATTGATTTCTCAATGTCCACCGTTATCGGAGAGCCTTTCTCGGAACCCTGGCCGAATAAGAGACTTTTGAAAATTATCCAGAGAGACGGCGATGAGGTAATGCTTCGCCGCGCCATCAACTATCTTCTTGATAAACAAGAGGAGTGGAAAGAAGTTCGTCGGGCAATGGCCGCCCTCGGGACTAAACTTGTTCCGGGCTCTACTACCAGGCCGGGATGGATGTATCATGATGTACCGTTTAATATTGAGCAGACATCTCATAGAAAACACACGGGCAAACGAGCAGAAGCAATGAAGGGCGTGTATGATTTTACTAATAAGACCGGGCTTGACCTCGGCAGTTCCGTCGGCGGGATGTCGTTCTGGCTGAATAGATTCGGGGCCGCAATGGTCGGATTCGAGCGTGATCCGCAGGCCGTGCGTGTCGCCGATGCGCTCAAAAATTATTATGGTATTGACGGCACGATATTTATCAATGATAAAGTTACCAGTGCCTTGGAAAAGCCCCCGGAATATGATTTCGTCTGCTACCTCTCGACCTTCATGTGGATACTTAAAGAGGAAGGCTTAGAGAGCGCCAAGAATTCGCTTAAAAGAATAGGCAGGATCACTGACACCCTGTTTTTTGAGACGTCCCACGGCGATGCCATGGCCGGGCGTGCGGTGATAAAAGCGGGGCTTAACAACAAGGATAAAATGAATAGGCTCGTCATGGAATGTACCGGGTTCACGAACATGAAGGAAATCTTCATCGATAAGAAATGGAATAATAGAAGATTGGTGATATTTACGAGATGAAGTACCGATGGGAAATAATTAATAGGCTGATAGAAAAGCATGGGCATAAAAGATACTTAGAGATCGGCGCGAGAGACGGGGTATGTTTTACGCGCGTCAAGTGCGATAATAAATTTGGGATAGATATAAATCCGTTGCTTATCAACCCAAACGTCAAGGCCATTAGCTCGGATGAATATTTTGAGACAGCGCCTTCTGCCCTGTTTGATATTATCTTCATCGACGGCGATCACCATGAGGAGCAGGTTGATCGTGACATCCAAAATTCCCTGAAGTGTCTCGCGGCAAACGGCACTATCGTGATGCACGATTGCAATCCCAAAATTGCCGCCCACGCCGCGCCGGAGCGCAAGGAAGGGCAGGCCTTATGGTCTGGGACGGCTTACAAGTCGTATCTGAAACTCAGGCGTACCGATCCGGAGCTTGAGATGTTCGTTGTCGATATCGATTGGGGATGTGGTATTATCAGGCATGGATGCCAAGCCTTACTTGATATTCCGGCGGATCCCACATGGGATGAATTCGATGCGAATAGAACGTCATGGCTTAACCTGATACAGATCGATGAATTTATGAGGAGAATCGCATGAGTCATAAAGTACAACAGAAGTGGTGCGCGGGATTGAAAATAGCAATGCCCCGGTTCTTCGAGTTCAAGTCAGTCCTTGAAATGGGGTCGCTCAATGTCAACGGTTCTCTCCGGCCCCTGTTTGAGAATTGCGACTACACCGGGGTTGATGTTGTTGCCGGTAAGGACGTTGACAAGATCGGCATATTTCACGAGATCGACTTCAAGGGCGTCATGTTTGATGTCGTATGCTCCGTGAATTCCCTGGAACACGACATGTATTTTGATGAGACGTTGCCGCGCATGTATGACCTATTGATGCCGGGCGGATTAATGTTCATATCTGCCAGCTATAGGTTCGCGGAACACGGAACAACCAATCGCACCCCATGGGCTTCCGGTACGGTGAAGCTCGGAGGGAAATGGGCGGATCATTACAAGAACATCACGCCGGATGATATCATGCGGCATTTCAAATACGGAATGTTCGATTGGTATATGCTCGGCATATGTAATCAGGATGTTCAATTCGTGGGGATAAAATGAGCGAATCCGCAGTCATCGATAAAGTAGAAATAGGCGATGCTGTGCTATATCATGCGGACTGCATGGACGTGCTACCGTTGCTTGATAAGGTGGATGCCGTGGTGACTGACCCACCATATGGGATAGATTTTGTCGCCATGGAAGGGCGTCAACGAGGCAGTCAAGGATTTAATGCGATAGCCAACGACAATAAACCATTCGACCCCCGACCATTTTTAGATTTTTCTGATGTGCTATTGTGGGGATGTAACAACTATTGTAACTACATCCCGGCATATCGGGGCGCGTGGTATTTCTGGGATAAGGTCACACGGAATGGGTTGAAGGTTAGGAATAGCGAAGGCGAGTTTGCATGGCACAAGTGCGGCACAAAGCCCCGCGCCTTCAGGCATCTATGGACGGGGGCATATCGGGCATCGGAATCGGGGGAATCATCGCAGCATCCGACACAGAAGCCGGTCGCTTTATTCGTATGGTGTTTGAAGATGATAAACGGAGATATCATCCTCGACCCGTTCATGGGCAGTGGCACAACGGGCGTGGCGGCGTTGAAGTTGGGCCGCAAATTTATTGGGGTGGAGATAGACGAGGGCTACTTTAAGATAGCCGTCGAGCGCATCAGCAAGGAAGCGAATCAGATGAAGATGTTTTAATGGAGCGGAAAGAATGAGTGATAAAAATTGGATAGTTAAAGCCTTCCACACCGGAGGGCCGTATCAAAAGGATGCCGACAAGCTTCAGGCATCGTGTGAGAAATTCGGCATCCCGATTGATATTGAGGTTATCCGTTCTCGCGGATCGTGGAATTCGAATACGCATCACAAGCCGCAGTCTATTCTGAATGCGATGCTGGAACATCAGGATATAGACTACATCATACATGTCGATGTTGACTCCTGGTTCATGCAGTATCCGGCTCTTTTTGACACACTCGATTGCGATATCGGTGCATTCTATTTCGGCACCCGAAAAACATGGTGTAGCGGAATAGTGATCGTCAGAAATTCTATTAAGGCGAGCGTTATAATCAAATGGTGGATTCGTGATCTCCGCGCTAACCCTAAGCAGCATGGCGATCAAGTAGCACTCGGAAATCTTCTTAATAAGAATGGGCGCGATCTTGATATTCAAAAAATCCCCGCCGGTTATTTACAGGGCCTATCAAAACACATCCCGGAAGGCGAGGGGGTGATAGCGCATGACGGAGCACGCAAACGATACGTTGGAACAAAAATCTTCACCGATCCCAAATAAGTTCCCGCCTGTTACATACCTGACAATGGCTTACGAGGCGATCAACACGCAGAATGCTATCATCAATGCCATCGAGCAGGATTACCCAGGCGAAAAGACAATCGTGTTAATTCATCAGGATCGAACCGTTAAGAATACCAGTCCGTTAATTAACATCGTGAATACTTATGCTACCGGAGAATGGCCCGCGCTCTGGCTTGCGAAGCTCGAAGCGTTTATTGAACTAACCGACCCGGAAAGTATCGCGGTATGGTGGGACGAGGATGACAGATTCAAAACGAATTATACGCGCAAAATCGTAGAGCCGATTGTCGAATATGGTGCAGTCGGAACATGGACTAATAAAACGTACTATGTCAAAAAGGGAGAGATAGTCGAGGGGACTTACCCGCGCTCAAATGGAACGCTATCATTTATGTCTAATGAACTCAAAGCGGTTGTACCTGAAGTACGAACGATTCATCCCGATGGGCATCGCATTGTACACGGTATGACCCTCACGGTTGACCCCACATTGATTAAGGTTATCGGGAAACGATATGCACGAAGCATGATGGATCATGCCGGGATGCGATATTACTTTATGAGATCAGGCGGCAATGGCGGCCCGCGCCGAAAAGGTAAAGGTGTCAATATCGATGAGTAAATTTACACTATTCACGACCGTTCTTGACGGCGAACCGCTCCTGCCGTATTGGCTCGAACACCATCGGCGCCTATTCGATCATGGCGTGATTACACTCTATCCCTGTAAGGATAACTCCGAGGATATCATCAGGGAGATGGTTCCTGAATGGGATATCGTGAAGCCCGTTTATCAACCGTTCTATTCTTGTGCAGGAGCCGATAAAGAAGTCATGACGCAGGAGAGGAAACGTAAGGGCTGGAAAATGGCGTTGAATATAACCGAGTTTGCCGTTGCCCAGGATCTCACGAGTGTCGTTAAGAGCGTCTCCCATATAATGAAATGCATCCTTCCGATTGATGCGGCTGTGATGGTTGATACCCCTGACACCGCAGATGATAAACTCGATCCTGATATCCCACTGCTATCCCAGAAGCATCACGGGCTATTCTCTAAGGATTACCCACTCTGGAGATGCCGTCACTCAAGGCAACTTCACCGTGGAGCGCATGGGCATTACGATGTCGGACGTCACAATTCAAGGGTGCGACCGCAGGCAAAATCGCCACTGCTCTATGTCGCATGGTTCGTATGGTCTCCGTATTGGGAGATTCGGCAGCGAAAACTTGAGGTAATGGATCAGCTCCCGGAAAGCGATAAGATCGGCAGGCGCGGCTGGCAACACTTGGTCACGCCCGAAATGCAGGATGCACGTTTTGAGAGAGTGAGTGCGATAGCATATGATTTGAATAAAAGTCGTGGCTATCGAGCCGCATCGAGGAGAGCCTGTCGTGAAAATTGAGCACATCAAGCACATAGGACTTGTAATTAGATTTCACCCAGACAAGTGCTACGCATCTAATTATCGCAAGAGCATAACAATGCGCTGGGACAATGGAACTCTGCTAAGAATCCTTGGATGGAAATATTTTACCATGTCGCTAAAAGATATTTTATATCACCTATGGGATGATTATTTAAGAATCTATATTGGGAAACATGAAGACGAAATAATTTTTGGTTGGCTATCTTTTGAAATTAGATGGAGTAATAGATGAAGTCAACGGTCGGATATTTAACAATGGCATTCCTTCCACGGAACCTTCCCCACGCCATAGCAAACACTGAGGATCAAATATACCCTCCCGAATTGAAGCAGTTATTTCTTCTGTATCAGCGGAACAAACACAAGCAATTCCCCGCCCACGTAAGACACGACATGCCGTTCGATATTATCCAGGCAAATGTCGAGGGTGTATGGCCGACGCTATGGATGCTCAAACTTGAGGAATATTTAAGATTAACAAAAACCGATTTCACATTCATATGGGATGAGGATGACAGGTTCCCGCCGTTCTATACGCTACGGATGGTTCAGGCATTGGAAGCGAATCCGTCAAAGCAAGTTGCATGGACATATAAGATGCGTAAGGCCAAAAAAGGCTCATACAAATATTTCAAACACGACTGTCCTGTTGGATGCTCTGTATTTAGAACCGGGTTCTTGCGGCAAGTGGCGAAAAGGATGGTCAAGGAATATCCGAAAAAATGGAGCGATGGGCTGAATCACCGCAAGCGACAGGTGCCAATGCCAACCCCGAATAATCCGACCCGGATGAATCGCGGCGCATTGGATAATCAGATGTGCATCAGGATTCTCAGAGAGCATTCGGATAAGGTGCTCGTGTGTGATACTACGACCGTAGAGCTTGAGGTAATCATTAAGGATTCCGATGCTCGGTACTTTGAGATGCCGACAGGATTGAAGACTTATATCCAGCATTCCGAGCAGTATTCTGTTCATAAAAAACCAGAGGAGGATATAGACCGATGAGATCAACTGATTCACAACAATTCCCGATCCTTGCATCAATGGATGATTTGCCGATTCCGAAATCCCGCAGGATCGACCGCATCTATATCCATCATTCCTGGAGCCGACTGGGTGATGCAGAAGAAATTCACAAATGGCATCTCGAACGGGGATTTAGTGGAATCGGATACAATGCCGCGGTGAATATTGGCGATATGCCGATACGTCCCGATGTGGGATTCCCCGCTGGAATTATTCAATTAGGCCGCAACATCAACAAAATGCCGGCTCAGGTTCGTGGTGATAATTCACATAGTATCGGTATCTGCGTCATCGGGAACTTCGACACCATTGATGAGAATAGGAACCCTGGAGAAAGCCCGAACCCTGGCGGTGATCGCGAAAAGGCGGTCGCGTTACTTGCCGCGACATATTGCCGAAAGCTCAATCTGCCTGTGCGTCAAGTGCTCGGACATCGAGAAGCCAAGTATGTGCCCGGCGTACCCGATCCTCATAAATCCTGCCCCGGTGATAACGTCAACTGCGACCTGATGCGGATGTTCATATGGCAGGCAATGCACGGATACTACGGTCAATTCAATGAGTGGTATAATCAATTAGTAGAATCTTTCCGGGCAGATTACCCGGATTACAAATTTACATCATAGGAGGAAAACAGATGAAAAAGATTCTTGCAATTCCCATTATCGCAACGCTGTTTGTCAGCATGCTTTTCTTTTCCGGCTGCGACAGCGATGACTTCAAGTTCGACGTCGACAACCTGAAGCAGAGCCTGTTCAATATTGCTATTGACCAGGCTGTGCTGTTCATCGAGACGGAACTTGTCGGGCCTGACCGAGATGACAACGTTGCCGAAATAGCAGGTTACATTGAAGGCTGGCTGGAACCGCTCGGCATCCTTGGTAATGAAAAAGCGGATGGATGGAAGGATGTGATCGGAATAGGATATGATGTTGTTGCTGCGAATATCGCAGCGAAGGTGAAAGAGAAACTAATGGACTTATATCCTGAAACGTGGGAAACATACTACGAAGGCGCCGATCCATCGGCGGTAGGATTAATTAATCATGAGGACTTCCAGGAATTCTACGCAGAAGTAGTTAAGCCTTTAGGTTAAATCCCCTCCTCAAACGCCAGTAGCGAGCACCCCGGTAAATGCCGGGGTGTTTTGTATTGGGGTGCGGGCGGTATGGAATTTACTCTTCCTTATTTACCCCCCCGTTCCCCTTAGGCTCGAAGTCGGGGCATTCGCTGTGTGGCCGGTAGGGTTCCTTACCACATGGTAACGTCTCTTTCCCCTTGGCCTTGGCGAGAGTGGCACGGGCCTTGGCATGCACTATGCTTTGATATGTACTACACAGCACTTGACCCGCGTTGCCACGTTTGAGGCGGTTCTCGCTGTCATCAAGCAGCGCCCCCAACGCCCCCACCAGCTCGGCGTTGGTCGCCTGTGCCTTATCGCGTTGCCCTGCAATCTTAAGCGCTGTTTTCTCAAGGCTATTGGCTCGCTTATCGAGCCTCTCAACCTCGGCACGTTGCCCCCGCACCTCGTCAACAAGGCTGTTGTTGGCGGTGATGAGTTCCTTCATCCTGTCCTTTTCATAGGTTATCTCGCTCATTATAATGCACCTCCGATATTGAATCAGCCGCCTGTTCCAGCAATGCGGCTTTATCTTCTAATTCCTGTCCTCGATTATCTCCCGTCTCCGTTTCCCGATCAAATGCGTCCCCTGCCTTTTCTTCAAGAGTTTCAACCATGGCCCTCAATTCGGTTTCCATTTTCTGTAACTTCTTTTTCATCTCATCACCTTCCTTTTATCAGAATCCATCACGCATCAGCCGCGACCAGTAAAATGGCTGATGCTCAAGCGACCATTCAATATCACCTAAGCGATGATGCTTAATCGCTATGAGTAAAGCTGTTTTCCACAGTGAGTAATTGTCATTTGCATACTTCATCTCATCACATCCTTATCTTTCCCCAGGATGCCGGGAGGGGATTCCGGCATCCGGGGAAAAGGCCGACCCGGTTAGGGGTCGGCTGGTGTGGGCTATTCAGGTTTACCGTGCTTTTTGACGAGGTCGATGATATATTGCGTTGATATCGTCTTTTGCCATTCGACTTCTACCCCTTTGAATTGCGACACCGTAAGCTCAACCGGATCGCTTTCGTCATGGGCGTTGGCCGACAACCTCATAATGACTGTTTCCCCATCGTTGTCCCTTAGTTGAATTCCCCCATCGCTACTTCTAAACTTCATCTCCACACCTCGCGTATCGCCGCCGCGTTATTTCTTTCTAAGATGCATGTCGATTGCTCTTTTGGCACGGCCAAGAGTTTTGTAATGTTTGCCGAAAAAACACCTTGGCGTGGTCCCTTCCCGCGTGATTTTGCCCGGAGTAGCATATCGCCTGACAAACCATTGCTTGTAAAACCCCTGGTCGAGCAATATCTCAAACCCCCGATATCCATGATGTGTTTCCGTTTCCGCGTTCATTTCATCACCTTCCTTTATCTTTCCTCGCCGGGTCGATAACGGCCCGTGGAGCAAAGGCCGGGTGGCAGTCCCCGGCTGGTGATGGCTTAGTAATCCTGATAGCGGCATTCCCAACGATACATGGGTGTGTATCCGGTTGCGGATGTCCCGAGGTCTTCTGTGATCTCAATTCCCTTCACCCTCGCCCGTAAGACTTCGGCTGCTTCTTTGTGTTGATACTGGAAGCGTTTGCAATCAACCTCCCGCCCTTGGTTATCATACTTCGTGGCTGTAAATTTGTATCTCATTTCCATCACCTCGTATTTGATACACTTATTATACTTGCCGCAATATCTTTTGTCAAGTATCTTACGGGTTACTTCTTAAAGTATTTTCCCGTCAATCCTGAGATACCCCTTGACATATTTCCGCAAGTATGTTATATAAAATATACTATGAATAACATCAAAGCGATACGCGAATCACAGGGAATGACGCAACGGGATTTATCCGATAAGACGGGTATAACAGAGGGGCATATCGGGAATATCGAAAGTGGCCGGAATGATTGCACGGCGGAAAAAGCTAAGAAGATCGCCGAAGTGCTGGGGGTCACGTTGGATGAGCTGTTGAGTGAGCCGAAATCAACGGAGACCGCGCATGAGTAAATGGATTTACATCCCTGATTCATCCCTTGCGCTGAAGTCGTACAGCCACGGCTTCATGGTCGGCAAGGTCGCTAAATGCAAGCCGACGAAAAGTTGTCCCGATGGAACCACGGTCACGGAAGTATCTTACTGCTCTACGCTTGTGACCGCCTGTCACGAGCTTTTAGAGCGAAAGGTAAGGGATGGCACCTATAAGACGCTTAACGAGCTTGTACGGGCGCATAAGGTAGCGATCAAATGGATCGAAGATAAAATTCAGGGGATGCCGGGAGAGGATACAGATGAGTCTAACGATTAACAACAGATACAGAGTACAGCCAATCTACCCCATGTGGGGATACGATAGGGATGCAAACGCTCACGAGAAAAGGGATCGCCGAACACGACCGCGACGGATCTTACAGAGTGAACCCGCTTGTACGGTTCGGCGGTTCCCATTCCTTATGATGAGGGACGAGCATACGTTAGACGGACCGGGCGGCTACCGGAAGGGCTGCCCGGTTCATTCTGAAAACACCTTTGAAGGGGGCGGCGCGCGTAGAGTGGACAATACCGCCCCTACTTTATTTAAAAATAATCATGGAGGTAGCTACCATGAATCATCCGGTGACAAAAGCCGGGTAAGTCGAGGAGCGATGGGGGATAATGGCCTCGACGAAACACAATTTAATATGCCGGGTCGCAACGTCCTTGTTGAGAAATCTAAGGTCAGCGGCCCGGTTCCTTTGCAAACCCCTGCCCCGATAAAGGCTCCCGGGGAAACCCTGGAGCCTTCCGGGGTTGGCATGAATATTGATATCTGGCTTTAACTTGCACATCAATCGGCTTCACTGATAAAGGGGTCGGGTATCGCCAGATGTCCGGCTCCTACAGGGAGACGAATAAAATCAGGAGGCATTTATGACCGAGACGAAGACAGAGGAAAAGGGAATTGCGACGATCGAATTCTCTTCAGCAGAAAAGAAAATGATGAGGGATGTTTACGCAAGCGAGGCAAGCGAAATTGAGTTTGACTTCTTCATGGCCGTGGCCAAACGCCGAAAGTTAAATCCGCTTGCCGGACAGATATTCCTTATCCCATTCGGCGGGAAGCGCATCCCGGTAGTAAGTATCCATGGGCTGATTACCATCGCCGCGAGAACGGGGAATTATGCAGGGGCGACCCCGGTACAATTCATGGGTGATGATAACAAGTGGGTTGATTTCTGGGATCAGGATATCCCACCGCGAGCCGCGAAAATTGGCGTGTATATGAAGGGCGTCGATCATCCCACGATGGCGATAGCCACATGGAAGCAGTCCGCGAAGTATAAGAGCAAAGGGGTATTGCGCGAAATATGGGCGGCATACCCGGCTGACATGCTTGAGAAATGCGCGTTGGCAAAAGCAGTGCGTCGTGCATTTCCTGATGACGCAGGGGGGCTATACACCGCTGAAGAATTCGGTCACGCCGGGATAGCCGATATCACCCACGAACCCACATCACCGCAGAATGAACATCAGCAACAGGCAGCCACGACAACGAAGGCGGGATATTCGGACAATGATACAATGCCATTCGGCAAGCACAAAGACCAGAAGTGGTGCGATCTCCCCCCGGAATATCTCGATTGGATCATGTCGAATATCAAGGATAAGCCTGATATCCGCGAGCGGTGTGCATGGGAGATTGATAAACGCGCCGGGAGCCTGGAGCCTGAACCCGGTAATATCCAAAATGGCGATGTCCTTGAAGATGCGCCCATTGATGGTCCTGATATGGATCCGGTAGAATATCGCAAACGCATTCTGACTGATATCCGCAATCACAAGGATTCAATGGATAAGGATACGTTCGGAATTCTGTATAAGGAATTCGCCGCGGCAAACAAGGTGCGGAACTTCGCGGATAAGGGCATACCGATTGAAGCACTCGTGGAATTCGCAGACAAGCTCAAGGATGCATTTGATAAGGAATTGGACGGTGATACCAATGAAAATTAAATCACTCGAAGTCGATGGCTTCAAAGGCGGCGGGAATATCTCAATGGATATCCCCGATGTGCTCGTGCTAACCGGCGATAACGGTGCCGGTAAATCCCGTATCCCAGAAGCCTGCATTGTCGCGGCAACAGGATTTATTCCCTGGTCCCGGTACAAAAACCCGGCGGCGATCTATGAGAACTTCGCATCGAATCCAGGTTTGCCGATTCACGCCACGATCTATATCGGCGATACCAAGACGCCTATCGAGCGCATTATCAACCGCAAGGGCGTCAAGATTACGCAGTCCCTGAAATTTATGGGACTCGACAAGGTCAAGGAAGCACAAGCGGAAATCGATCAGCGGTTAAACCTATGCGCTGAAGCCCTGGATTTCGGAATGTTCGAGAATATGAGTCCGCGCGAGCAACAGATTTATTTACTTGGCATCGCGGGTGAACCGGAAGGGTACGATAAGAACACACTATTAGAGCAGGTGTCGCAATCCCTTTTCAACGCATCGAACCGGATATTCAAGACCTGTGAGAACTGTACACAATGTATGGTTGATCTTGCCGGCAAGAAAAAGAACGATCCGAAATACAGACCCGAGGAAGGCCCGGCAATGGGATGGGGGGAATGTGGCCTTGAAGTCGGGAAACAGGTTAAGCTCGACGCTCCGGGTTGTGCGAACTGGGAAGGCGAGGAAGGCGTTTGGGAGGAACGACAGGAGAAGTTGACCGCGCAATCAGCCGATATCATTTCAGAGATATTCAAATCCTGGGATGATTCAAAGCGCGTGAACGATAATGTCGAAGCCCTTGAGGAAGCATCGCGGAAAGTCGCATCGACTTATAACGCAGAAGTGAAGCGGTTACTTGAACTTAGTAAATCCCAGCAGGCGGCATACAGAAAAAGAACCGCAGAGGAAGGCGGTGATTACGGATATGGCACGACGCCCGAAATCAAATCCAAACTCGATGCGGCTCGCGAAACCGAGAAGAAACTCATCGCCGATATTGAAAAGAGCAAGGCAAGAGTCGAAGCCCATGTCAAGTGGTTGAAGGATTACCGGACATTTGAAAGTGCCGTTGAGTCCGCTGAAGCAAAATTCAATTCATCGAATCAGCAGATGCGGGACGCCGAGTTCGCCAAGGCTATCAAGGACGCCGAATCACAGATTATAGCTGATGACGTTATCGACCAGAAACAATCGGAATTACAGGCATTAGAAGTAAAGCGTCCCGGATTCGAGACAACCAAGAGTGAAGCGGCGAACATAGTTGCCGGTGTCAGGGCTAAGATCGAAACCAGGGAAACCGCAAAACGGATATTCAGTCAGGATAAGGTAATGTGCCCATTGGTCCCGGGGATGGGCTGCCGTATCACCGCATCGCAGAAGCAGAAGATTATCGAGGATGCGGATGAGCAGATCGCCGAACTTCAAAAGAAATTGAAGCCTGCCGTCAAAGCCGCCGATGAAGCGAAGGCGGATTATGAACAGGCCATAACCGAAGCTGATGCGCTCACTAAAGAAATTCAGGATGTCGATTCCATCAACCGGGATGCGCGGTCAAAAGTCAACAACCTCAACGAACGCAAGAAGATTTTACAGGAAGCCATTGATCTATCCGAAAGCAATGTCACGCTTGCAAAGTCGAATCTCGATGAGCACATGGCCGGTGATGCGCGAGCCGATTCATCTGATGATATTGAAAAGCTCGAAGCCGAAAAGACCGAGGTCGAGACCGAAATTGAAAAGTTAGATGCGATCTATCGAGTTCGGCAGGATGAAGCAAATGCGGACAAGGAACGCGAAGCCACGCATGCCGAATTGGATATGAGCCGCGATGCTTCGATCCTCGCTAAAGAACTCGTGAAGATTGTCGGACCCGCTGGAATCCTCGGATCCGTCCTTGCCGCTGCGCTCAACCCAATGGTTAAGGTCATCAATGAATGCCTACCTAAAGGTCGGGAATGTTTCATCGACACCACAGGCAAGGACTTCAAGATCGGGATGATAATCGACGGCGATCCCCGATCATTGATGTCCCTGTCCGATGGTGAAAAATCCTTATTTGCCGCCGCCGTTGCATTGGCATTCATGGTTCTGTCAGGTGCGAACCTGAAGCTCCTGGTTATTAATCGTTTCGAGGCGATAGATGAAAAGCGCCAGGGACAGTTGCTAAAGAAGATCGTGCAGGCATCTAAAAAGCACGGTATTCAATTCATCGGTTGCAGTTGCCGTACCGTTCCAGTTGTTGCCGGGGTGAAAGTTATTGATTTAGGATGAGATGCCCTATGACAAACCACCGGGGTCTACCCATGGCCCCGGTGCCGGGGGGCAATAAAGGAGACTATGATGAGTGATAATGTAACAATGGATGAATTGGGCTATGAGGTTGTTAGGTTGGGGAAGAAGTACAGCGCCCTCATCGCCGCTGTGACAGGGGTGCGGGATGAATGGAAAGCGATGATATCTGATGAAACAATAGCAGGTACGTCATGGTGTAAAACCTTTGTAGCCGACCTCACCGCCCTGCTCGACGAAGCCGCGCCAGCTACCACGGATAGTGGTGAAGCCGCGCCCGATGCGCCGGGGGATGGTGGGGAGGCTGAAATCGCTGAATTGCGGATAATCAAAGGTAAGATTGATGATTGGTATAAGGACTGGTGTGCTACGGTAGAGGGACAGGAAATCGAAATCCCTACCGGATATTCACCCGTCGATATATTGATATTTTTGTTTGTGGACACGACTAAGCAATTAATTGAAGCGCTTTCCCAGTTCCCGCCCCCCGCGCCCGTTGCGCCGGGGGACGGGGAACCTGTTATGCAGTCTATTGAGTACCCCGGTGAAGCAGAAGCCATAAGGCGGGTGCTGGGAGCCGGTTCGTTGTATGGGTATGGCAACTTGATAATGAGGCTCAAAAAAGAGTGGGCAATGAGGCTCAAAAAAGAGTGGGCTCACCATTTAGAGCGAAGCGGCCTACCGCAGGAAGCAGCAGAATTAGCGGCTGGCATCACTCCGTTTCCCACCTCCCCGCCCACGGGCATTGACCGGGAAAAGTTGCGGGAGATAAAGGTGCGGGCGCAACAATACAGGGATTCATGTCCACGAGAACGGCCAGAATGGGGTTATCTCGATTGGATAGCAACACAATGTATTACCCTACTCGACGAAGCCGATGCCGCGCCGCAGGAGCCGGTCACCTGTGACCGTTGCGGCAAGGAAGGTGGCCGCGTGTACACCCGCATTTTGTGCGGTGATTGCCGACAGGCTGAGTTGCACGCGCCGCAGGAGCCGGTCAAGAACATCAGCGATATCATGGGGGGCTT